CGTAAATGCCTTTGAACAATTCCGCCCGCCCGACTCACCGATTTCGCTGTGGTCTGCACAGGGCCGCGATCTGTTCGAGGAGCAAATCCAATCGTTTGTGGCCCGTGGCCAGCGCATCGAGTTCCTGATGCTGGGCTACCCGTTCAAGTCCACCAACCACGACCATAAAACGCTGGGTGTCCTGCCGGACTTGGCGGAGCTGGTATCGTTCGACAACTGGCGGCGTTTTGGTGAGGCTGTGAAAGCCGTCTATTCGCCCGGCGTCAACATCAGGCTCGTAAGCGACGGGCACGCATTCAGCGACCTGCTGGATGAAAAGGACGCCACCGTGGACTCGTATGCCGAGCTGACCGCCGATTACGCCACCGGAGCGCCTGTTCAGATCATGTCGTTGCAAGACTTCTATCCGGTTTCGCCATCGGAAGGGCGGCGCAAGCTGGAGGCTCATTTCGGCATCCCTGAACTTGAGCTTGAGGCCCGCATCTTGTCTGACCCGGATGTGACCGCACTGTATCGCGGCATGATCCATTTCATGGAGGAGGAGCTGGAAAACCGCCCGTTCGCTTCCAAGCGCCAGCGGCATCTGTCTGCCAAAAGCCTTGCCCGGAAAATGATGCTCCGAAACGAGGCTTACAGCGCGATGGTGCAAAGCGAACTGTCCGGGGCCATCCGGCTTTCCATGCACAAAACCACCAACCTGAAAAAGTTTGCGTTCCAGTTGATACCCGGAGCGGAAGCGTGGCATTCGCCTTGGCATTGCGCGCTGCTTGTCCGCAAGGATGGCAGCTATGCGACGGTTCACAAGAAGGACGCCATTACCGCTGGCTGGGAGCTGGTAAACCAAAACGGAAGGGCGTACCACTATGCCGAATAAAACCCCAATCGGAAGTGTCAAGGCCACATTCGATGACGCTGGCCAGCCGGTTTCAACCGTGTTCCTGCCCGCCGAATTTCGGCATGACGTGCCGGTCAACTTCGCGGGCGGTTCAGGTCAGGTGAAAAGCGAGGCGGAGATAGTCGCGCACGCGACACGCGCCTTGGCCGCTTACTTCGTTTACATCGGCAACACCGAAATGCACGATCCCGACCTCGCGGGCATAACCCACGAAGTTGTGAAGTGCGACAAGTCGGCTGACTTGGTTAAGTATTGCGAGGTGGTTTTTTACCTGACGGAAAAATCCAGTTCACCGGGCGCTGTCTGATTGAAACTTTGGCCCGCACTTACGCGGGCCAACCACCCGCCCGTCATACTATGGTCGTTTAAACGAGAGGGGCGGGTGGTCACTTTACGGTAAACAAAAACAAAGGATAAAATGCACGGACTCACCGAGATCATCCGCCTGAATGAAAAAGCTCAGGCAAAAGTCAACGGTCTGGTGGCGACAGCCAATCTGTCGGCCAAGATCAAACGCAACCGCGACCGGCGCGTGGAGAAAGGACTGAATCGAAAGTAACCCGCATGGCCGGGCCTGAACATCTGCAAAGACAGGCCCGGCTCTTTTCCAGTGCCACCAATCATCGGTGGTACTGAAAAGGAAATACATGATATGATCACCAACACTGAAAAGGCTACGGCTAGACCGTGGCATCACTATGCCGCTGGCGAAAGAATGCAGAGCAAATACTCTCAATCAGAAGCCATTGCAAGTACTGACGGCAAGCAGTTGGTTGCTGGATGCTTCAAAGATGTTGCTGGCGGTTCAAGGCAGGCATTTGAAAACGCCGCCCTGATTGTCCAATGCGTCAACGAACACGACGCCTTAACCAAGCTGGAAGAATCGGCGAAGAATGCGCTCGATGAATTGCAGCTCCGTGGGCACTCTGAATGCGGGCTGGGAGAAGCCCTCGCCGCTCTCGCAGCCATCCGCAATAAGTGAGTTTATGAGATACTACGTTCCCGGAGTCTGCTCTGTGATTCATCGCCGTCTATCTGAAGCGCGCGGGGAGGTGGTTCGCTTCTTAAAAGCAAATCCGTTTTCAACCGAAGCGGAAATCAAATCAGCCTGCCAATGCACCATTTATCAGGTGTTGCGAAAAGGCATGTTCAAAAATCGCACCGTCGATGGCGTGCGGCAATGGCGCGTTGTGGCAAACCCTCAAGATTTTGTAAAATGAGACTTTCTTCTCGCGCGTCCGTAATCAGGGGTTGACACTTTAGTTAATCAGTGCCAGATTTGTCGTGTTCTACTCGCAAGGGGAACAAATATGCACGACAGCACTTTGATTCCGACATCATTAAAAGCCGCTAACGCGGCTCTGCGCTCGTGGTGCAGTTCCCCTTGCAGATGTCGGCATCGTCCCCAGTCTGGAGCAATCTAGGCTGGGGTAATTTTTGCCTTTGAACCGAGCAATCCCGGCGCATAACACTTGCGCTCCGCAGTGGTGGATAACCAAACGGATTGACAATCAACGGCGCATGGATCGAACCGGTGCGCTTAAAGAGGCTGGTGGCGTCAGTGCGCTACGTCCAGCCATCTGTGAATCATCCCCGCGCAAGGGGTAGAGGCTTCCGATTGGTTAAGGTTGAGCCGAGAGATTCAAAAGCTCCGAACTCGTCCCAAAGAAATGACGATTCAAGCACAGAGCATCTGAAAAGGTTCTCTGTTGCAACCGACTGAACCCAAGAAATATCGAATTAAAAATAAAATATGAAATATGGCGATATAACGATGGCGTCCGTATTAAGCAGTTCAAAATTTCACATTGTTAGCCTGATCAGTCAGCCAAAGTTAAAAGAGAGACCTGAGCTTTGGGACGGGCATCCGCTCTGTGGTGGCCAGTTTAATTATTACTGGAAACTTAAAAGCAAGATCGAGCGCATTCACCCAGATGTGTGCGTCAAATGTTTAAGAAAATGGAAATCAATCGGTAGTCCTGAGGTCATTGGAATGGTAGAGAACGATGTGGTCGCGGTTGGCGACATAAAACTTCCATTGGCGTGGCGTGAAGTTACGCCATGTGGGAATGAGGAGGATTTCGCGGATCAGAAAGACCGGCCTACCTACAAGGAAATTCGGCGATGGCAGCGCGGGCAGCGCGTTGTTAGGATTCTTGAGGCAAAATTCACAAGCCCGGAGCAAAGGGAAGGCAATCATGCTTTTAAGGTTCAATGCGGATGGTTTGGAAAAGAAACGGAAGATTCTCAGATGACAAGTAATTTCAAGGAAGCTTTAAACGACTGCCGCGAGCGTATGCTGCTTGGCGGCTCTGGAAGGGATTAAAATTATGCTGATAAAAATAAAGGGTGCGGTAGTTGAGGAGTTGAAAGATGAGTTAAAATCATTCAACATCGAATACGAAACAGGCTATGACGACAAGGCAAAGGATTCGGAAGTTGAGCTGAGTTCATTGACCAAAAGTGAATGTGAGCGCCTCCTTCTAGCTCTCGAACAGTCCAATCTGAAAGGGACAAAAGTTGTTGCTGCCGACATCCGAAAATACCTCAAGGCCGCGAAGCATGGGGTGGAGTCTGTAACCGCCAGAACGGTTCGGCAGGCGGCTTGGATGCTCGAACGCTACGTTGCCGGGCTAAATCATCATGTCATATTCAATACCGATGAATACGGCGGAAACTCGCACAGCGGCTATTTGGTAACTGATGTGAAATACAGGCCGGAAAGCCGAGATCGCAGCAGTTACGTTCCTGAAGCGGTTGAGGTTGAGTTGGTGTGCATTCACAAAGAGGTTCGGAAAGCTTCCGAGATTGCTTTGCTAAAAGAGGAGATTCTTCTTTTGAGCTGCAAAGAGATTCTGGAGAAGGCTGGCTACGTTCCTGAAACACCGGAGTTAATTGCTAAACTTGAAAAAGAAACCATTCGGTTCTACGAAATCTGCGAAAAGGTGGGAAAGCAGTTTTTAGCGATAGGTCTTGGATTTAATGACCTCGCATCATTTGAATCCAAGCCTAAAAAATATGAAAGCAATTCGATTCGGCTAGACAACAATGGCGTGACGTGTCGGGTGGTTGTGGATGTGCTGAACGAAACCGATGATGAAGATAATCGTCACGGCAGGGATGCGTCTATCGACCCATATCGCTGGCATGAGTGGAATATGCGATTCTTCTCACCCAGCGAGGATAAATTGGCGCGGCATCTTGAAGCTGATGAAGATTCTGCCGAGCTTCCTGATGTGTTGGTTCCAGTTCATCCAACGGTGCCGGTGTTTGACTTGAAGCGCCATTTGCGCCTTACGGTTCATGTCAACAACCTGACTGAATATGCTTACAATAAAGATGTGGCCAAGAACTTGGTTTTGCCTGAACGCGATTGGCGTATGGTAAATCTTCTGGTCGATCACTCGCGGAATTTCTTTCAGGACATCGTGAGCGGAAAAGGGCAGTCAATGAACATCCTTTCGTGCGGATCACCCGGAACTGGAAAGACCGCAACGGCGGAAGTCTTTGCAGAATTCAAAGAACGACCGCTCTACACTGTTCAGTGTTCCCAGCTTGGCATTGATGCCGAGTCCGTGGAGCTTTCCTTATCGAACATTCTCCAGCGGGCAAATCGTTGGAACGCCGTCCTGCTTCTGGATGAAGCCGATGTTTATATCCGCAAGCGTGGGCAAGATGTCAATCAGAACGCCATAGTTGGCGCGTTTCTGCGTGTGCTTGAATACGCCTCTTGCATTTTGTTTATGACAACGAATCTGCCAGACGAGGTTGATGATGCGATTGCTTCCCGCTGCATCGCAAAGATGACCTATACGCCACCGGCCCCGGAAGATCAGGTGAAGATATGGTTCAACCTTGCGCGGCTGAATGGAATTAAGTTGGAGGAATCTGAAATCAAAAAAATCAGCATCAAGCACCCCAAGCTATCTGGGCGTGACGTTAAAAATTTATTGAAGCTTGCCAGCTTTATAGCCAATGGCTCGAAAGTGACGGCTGCTACAATAGAAGAAGCGATGGTTTTCAAACCAACTGAATGAGCACAAAGCTGACGCAGAACATCTTCAGCGGCGGATTCATCTACACATTTCACCGTGCAGATGGATTTTACCCCTTGTCATTTCCTGACGACATGACGGCGCTGGCACAGGTGCCGCTGAATCCCGGCACGTTGGCCATCATCAATCAAAGCACACGGACTAAAATCTATGAGGACAAGACCACTGGCATGGAGCGACCTCAAGGTTGAGGTTTGCACCGTGCTTGACACTGAGCACTCACAGGTTGGGAATTGGGTGTATATACCATGGCGCGATTCAAGTGGCCGAACCAAAGTCCACGCCAGCCTGATTGGCTGCTCGTTCGTGATGAAAACCTTTTGGTTTGAAAATTACGATGCCGCCAATCTGGCCCAACGCGCTTCGATTCTGATTCAGTTGCAGCAAAACCTCCGCAAGACAATTCACCGACTTAAAACTTATGAAAAATTATGACCGATAAATCCGCCAGAAACCTCATTGAAATACTTGAGCGCAAGCTCGAAAATCAGGCCCGGCAAATCACCGCGCTTCAGCAGCAGTTGGAAATGACCCATACTTACGTTGACCCAAAAGACTTTCCACCGGTGGAAAACGGGCCGGTTAAATGGAGCAGCTTGCCATCGACCAATTTTGGGCCAGCCGAATTAAACAGGCGATTCCAAGAGCTATATGAATTTCTTGGTGTCAGCCGAATCGAATTAAACGGCACAAAACTTGAGAAGCGATGAAAAATTCTCGACCCGGCCTGCAACATCAAACTCATCAATCCTCCAGCGATCACCCGGAAGGGTTTAGCTTCAATGGTATCACTGAGCAACTTCGAGCCCTGCGGAAGAATCCGAAATTCAAGGGCCACCGATGGGGCGGCAAACAACTGCCGCCGAAGAAATGACACATTTGTCGTTGACCGTCCGTAAGAAAACCGCTAACCTAGAAACGATTTAAATGACTCCCGAAATCAAATACATCCCCGTCACTGAAAAGCAGATTGACTGCCACGCCACGGGGGCGGAGCTGAAGAAATTCCGCGAGGATAACAACGTCTCTCAGGAGGCTGTGGCATCCAAGATTGGAATCTCCCGCGTGGCCCTGCTGTTCCGCGAGCAGGGCAAATTCAACTGGACGGCGGAGCACTTCGAGCAATATGTGAAGGCGGTTAATCAGCTCAAATAATATATTTATATACAATGTCACCCCACCAACTCATAAACCAAGATAGCGGCAAAACTGAATACTACACGGACGCCGCCATTTTGGAGTCCGCCCGGCGCGTCTTGGGAGGTATAGACTTAGACCCGGCATCATCGGCGGTGGCCAATGAAGTGATCAGGGCTGGAAGGTTTTACAGCAGGGAGCAGGATGGCCTCAAGCAGCATTGGAGCGGAAAGGTCTGGATGAATCACCCTTTCCAGAAGGGCGTAAATAAGCTGTGGATTCGGAAGCTTGTGGAAAGTTTTAAGCGCGGTGATGTTACGGCGGCAATTTGTATTTGCTACGCCTCCACATCGGAGGGTTGGTTTCAACCCCTGCTGCAATTCCCGCAGTGCTTTCCACCCCGCCGCCCGAACTATTTTTTACCCGATGGCACGAAGAAATCAGGCGTGACCAAGGGAAGCGTAATTACCTATATGGGGCACGATACCGCCGATTTCAAGCGTGAATTCTCAATCCATGGCACCATAAAGGTGCTTGGGTGAAGTGTATATAAAATCTAAATTATTAAATAATCAATGAACTGGAAAAAAGAAGTAGAGGAATTCAAAAAGCAGATGAAGCCGGAAGCTTCAATCATCAGCGGTCGCACCATCACCTTCGGATTCTTCGGGTCGGTCGGTGGCGGCAAGTCGGTCACGGCTGGCATCTTTGCGGTGGGCATCACGCCCAAGGGACTCATTGGCTGGGTGGATGGCGAAGGCCACCGCTCCGGCTGGGCGATTGACATCGTGGCCGAGATGGCGGCTAAAAAATACGGGGGCACCAAGGCGTCTTGGGTTGACCGGTTTCGCGTGATCCACATCGAACCGCCTTTCAACCCCCTCAAGGTGATCGCCGCCACTGAGGCGCTGGAGGAGATGGGATGCGCCACGATTATTGAAGATGTCATGTCGCAGGCATGGGACTCCGAAGGCGGCTACCTCGACCTCAAGGATGAGGTGCTGAACAAAATGGCGGGCGAAGATGAGGCGAAGAAGAAGCGTTCGGCGGCGGCGGCGGCGGCGGCGGTAAAACCTTGGACGCATCAACGGCTGGTGAACAAGTTGACCACGCCAAAGACAAACCTTGTGCTGCTGTTTCAGGCGAAGCAGAAATTCAACGCCAACACTTCGAAGCCAAACGAGTTCCAGAGCCCGATCCAAGAGTCCGGGCTGACCCGCACGGCGCTTGCGGTTGGCCTTGTGACCGCCGACGAGCAGGGCGTGGGCGGCATCTGCTCGTTCGAGCTTCCGCTTGGTCAGGGAACCAAGTTCACGCATTACGCCATTCTGCAATGTCTGCCCGAAAACGGCCAGCGGCTGACCTTCGATCATGCCGAGGCGATCCTGAAGCTCTGCGGCGGCGCGCCCAATGCGACCGCCGTACAATCCAAGCCTAATGATCTGCTGAAAAAAGCCAAGGCCGAGCTGTGGAACTTGTTCAAGCCGGTCAACATTGATCCAGCCACCAACAAGCCGCCGACTGACTGGTCGATCATCAACGCCATCCTTTGGAAAGCTGAGGTGCTTGACGGCGGGAACCCTGATCATGCGGTCGAAAAGCTGTCGCTCGCCGGGCTGGAAGCCCTCATCAACCAAGTCCGGGCCAAGATCGAAATCACCAAACCTGCTACGATATGAACTTAATCCGTAAAAATGGGCGTCCAATCAGAAGGACTCGGCAAGAAGCTGTAAAATTTCTTCGCACTAACATTCGCCGAGTTGGTGAATGTATTGAATGGGCTGGCGATATAGACGCGTATGGATACGGCAGAATATCCTTTGATGGAAAGCAGCGCCGAGCGCACAGGTTTGCGTTTGAAGTCAGCAAAGGGCCGATACCAAAGGGCTTGGGCGTTTGCCATACTTGCGACAATCCGCCATGTATAAATCCGAAACATTTATTTGCTGGCACCCAAAAGCAAAATGCCGACGACATGGTTTCCAAGGGCCGAAATAGAAACAAGGTTTTCAAAGGTTCAAAAAACGGATTCTCAAAAATGACGGAAGCAAAGGTTAGGCTTATTAGAAAACTGCACCAATCGGGGATCGCGCAGAGAAAGCTGGCGCTGCGGTTCAAAGTCTGTCATGCGGCTATTTTTTATGTTTGTAAAGTGGGCTGGAAACACATTTGATTTATGTTTAAAAATGCGAAAATAATCGGCGAAAACGTGCTTTTCGAGGTCTATTCAAAACAGCCGGACGGCGCTGTGCGTGGCGATCCAAGATTCATAATGTCACGGGGCGAGCTTGCTGACTTTATTAGCTGCCCACAAAAATGGATTGAAAGCCCACAGTCGGAATCAACAGAAGCACTGCGCTATGGCTCCCTCATTGATGTGCGCGTGTTGATGCCGGAGACGTTTGAGCAGCTTTACGTCATTGCCCCTGAAACCTACACCAACGATGATGGTGTGGAAAAGCCTTGGAATCTCAATGCCAAGGCGTGCAGGCGATGGGTTGAAACGCATTCTGACCGGATCGTCATCAAGCAAAAAGATTTGGATGAATCTGATGAAGCGATCACGCGGCTTTACAAAGATTCGGACATCAAGGCGTTTCTGGATTGCTCAAAAAAACAGGTCATGGTCATGGCTGATTATGTCGATACTGAAACATCGTTGGTGATTCCGATTCGAGTGCTGACCGACTGCGCTCCTGATCCAAAGCACGCCAGATTCGGCAAGTCGCTTGGCGATTTGAAAACATCTCAAGACGCCAGCCGTGGCAAATGGAGGAAAAGCGTCAGTAATTTTAACTACGATATGCAAGCGTCATTAAACATAGACCTGCACACCGCCGCCGCGCCGGATATTGAGCGCATCGAGTTTCGGCATCTGATCCAAGAAAGCGATGCCCCGTTTCAAACCGGTCGCCGGATTTTGTCCACGGAATTCATCCAGATTGGCCGCGCGAAATACATGGCGGCGCTCAAGCTCTACTGCCAGTGCCTGAAGCACAATTTCTGGCCTGACTACGAGATCGGCGAGAACGTGATGAACGGCTGGTCGTTGACCGAGCCGACGCAATGGGACATTGAGGACGCCTTGCAGGAGGTTGTCGTCGATTTTCCGAAACCGAAAGAAGAATCAAAGGCGTCAGACGCCGACTTGATTCCGTGAGCAATCCATTGGGCTGGGACTTGCCAGCAGGCTGCACCGACAAGGACATTGATGACCATTTCGGCGATCCGCCGATGAAGGAGTGCCCGACCTGCCTTGGGGATCAGGAGATGGAGGTTGACGAGCTTGACGAAATGGAGGTCGAGCACGTTGAGCTTGGTCGATGGCAAAAGTTAAAAAACTTTTTCACGCCGGTCTGGCTTACCTGCCCGACTTGTGAGGGTTATGGCGAAGTGCCGAAAACTGATGAAGATTTTCAAGCAGAGCAGGAAATGTACGACGATAACGAACTGGATTTATGATTCCTCTAAAATCCAAATTTGGGAGTTGGATTGTGATTGGCAAATCCGAACGGCGCGGCAGTCACTATTACTATGCGTGTCGCTGCGTTTGTGGCGCGATTAAAAGCGTGGAGCGCTCGACCCTTACTCGCGGCACATCCACGAATTGCGGATGTGTAATGCACTCGACTCATGGCGCTAAAATAAAAACCCACGGAATGAGCAGGACGCCCACATACAAGTCTTGGCTTGGAATGATGCAGCGATGCAATGGAAGGAGTGGTGATATGAACTTTAAAAACTACGGCGGTCGCGGTATTCGAGTCTGTCGCCGCTGGAGAAACATCAAACTTTTCATAAAAGATATGGGCACTAGGCCATCTCTGAATCACAGCATTGAAAGAAAAGACAACGACGGTAATTACGACCCGAAAAATTGCTGTTGGGCAACTCGAAAAGAGCAGATTAGAAACAGAAGATGCACTGTTATGGTGAAGTGCGCCGAATTCTGCGGATCAGCTGCGGAAGCCGCTGAGATTATGGGGGTAAGGCTTGGTTTAATTTATGATCGCAAAAAACTTGGGTGGACGGATTCTAAAATTTTTACAACCAAGACAAAAGCATGAAAAAACTATTCATTTGGTGGCATCGTCGCCGGGCCGCTTTTCATGGCGCAACCCGTCGTGGTCACGCCTATTTGAGCACAACCAACAATGCCTGCTGGCATGAGGAGTGGGAGAAATGGCACCTAGCTCAAATCGAAAGGCTATCATACCGCGGGCGATGAATAATCTACCCACCAATGTCAGCGAATCAACCAGACGCCGGAACCCCCACCTGTACCCTCCTGTGGGTGGCGTGGTTGCCGGACAGCCCAAACACTCTCAGGTATCAGCATTGGAGCAAATCATCCAAAAGCGGAAGAAGGGCAAGGGAGGCGTGGAAGTCGTCGTTACTCTCATCACCTGTCGCCGACGCGAATGTGACGACGACGGCAATGTGGCTGCGCTCAAGCCGCTGCGCGATGCCATTGCCTCCAGTCTCGGAATCGACGACGGAGACGGTCGGATCAGATTCGAATACGGCCAGTGCGAAACCCGCGCAGAAAGAGGCGTGATAGTTAAGATTGAAAAGTTATGAGTGTCTATATTGATAATGCGCGCATGAGATACAAGGGAATGCTGATGTGCCACATGATTGCAGATTCAACGCCTGAGCTTTTAGATATGGTTGATAAAATCGGAGTTCAAATGAAATGGATTCAATCATCAGGCACATGGCGGGAGCATTTCGACATCTGCCTCACCAAGCGGTCATTGGCGATCAGGGCGGGCGCTATCGAGATAAATCAAAGAGAACTGGCATTAAAAAGACAGGGCAAGAAACCATGAACGAACCCGCCTCACAAACACCACGGACGGATGCTTTAGAATTATCTGACAGAAGCAAAGTGCTTTTATCGCATGCCACCCTCGAAAAAGAACTAAACGAGTGCGACTCCCTGCAAGCCAGAGTGAAGGAGCAACAAGAGTTATTAAAAAAATACGCCAGTTTGTTGCATATCGTTGAGACAAGCCATCTTTCTACGCCGATAGAATTGGCCATTGCTGGGGCTATTATGTCAGACAATGAAAGACTCGAGGCTTTTCAAGCCAGAGTGAAAGAGCTTGAGGAGCAGTCAAATGGATTCAAGGAAACGCTTGAATTACAACGAGAACAAATCCAACAACTCATAGCCATCTGCACGGTGAAGGATGAGGCGTTGAGAAAAGCAAAACAATCTTTAAGTTGGTCAACCCCGCACGGAGGCCCAACCTGTGGCGGATTAGTATCAATAGGGGAAGCACAAGATTGGCACGATGAAGCAAATGACGCTATTGATGAAGCCCTCACCAACTCCCCTCAAGCAGCCAAGGATTTGTTGGATAAGCTAAATACCAAACACAACGCCCTGCAAAAAATATGGGATGAAGATGAAATGGGCTGGCTCACAACGGACGGCCAAAAAGCAATAGAATGTGGCCACTGCAAAGGTAAAAATCTGGATGGAGATAAGGATAAAATCCAACATGATGATTACTGCTTACAGGGTGTTATTTACAAAGCCTTAAATATATGAAATCAAAGGAACGCGCCGAATCAATAATCAAAGATATTCTTGTAAATCATCTTCCGCGTATTGAAGAAGGATTAAAACAAGGATATGTGGACGAAAATCAAATTCTTGTGATGTATGACCATGCAGTTAGGGCGAGAATACTGATTGAGCAAAATGCTGATTTTGAGGAGTTGTTGAAGATCAATGAGAGGATGAGGGTAGAGAATATAAGGCTAAAACCTGATGTGTTGGCATTTAGTGAGATGCTTAAAACCATCAAACCGGAATTAGCAAATCCACAACCTCTAGCGAAATGAAAATTCACATGATGATAAATAAAACGCAAGGCTTTAAACGTGCTACAACCGCATGTCCAGCTTCAAGGATTAGTGGGTCGAGGCAAATAAGTAGTTCAAGAAACTTAAAATCCGTAACCTGTCTTCATTGTATACGTTTAATTTATAAAATAACCAACACTTGTCATGTGGGAACATAGTCCAACAATTTATAATCAAGAAAATTATCACCGCTTTATTGCGGAAAATGTATTATGCACGAATACACTAAAGAAGAAATAGACATATTATGGGTAAACCAAGTTTGGTGGGATAGTGTGGGCAAGCATGAACCACAACCTCCCGCGAAAGGTAACTTATGAAGAAGTGGTGTAAGCATATTAAGTTAATCTTGGGAACCTATTCAGGTTCTCATTGGCGAATTTCAGTAAGTACAAGCGGCATTATAAAAATGAGAGTCAGGGCAATCGTTCAGAAGTCATGGAAACGCTGTCCGATTTGTGGAAAGCTTCGCCCATCAACCAACAAACCCAAAGCGAAAGGAAAGGTGAGAGTGTGAACGAGCATTTATTAACGCCCTGCGGAACGAATTACATGACGCAAAAGGACTTGAAGGAAACTACCATGAAAACCAATCCCACCGAAGTCAAGTTGTTGACGTGTCCGTTTTGTGGTTCTTATAATCCGCTACAAATGGGAAATATGTATGATGAAAGATATTGGTTCCATTGTACAAGCTGCAAGTGTGATGCTCCCAAATATCGAACTTTGCCAGAAGCAATAGATGGTTGGAACACCCGCACCACTCCACCATCAACTACAGAAGAAGCATGTGCCAAAGTTCGTGAGGAAGCTAATAATTGGACTCCTGAATTCCGGGCATTTCTTTTTAAAAAGGGGATGGAAATAGTCAATGCTGGAAATTCTCAACCTTGGCACAAGGCGGCTATTGAAGAAATATCACGGCGATTTAGGATTATTCAGTTTTCTGGTGAACAAAAAACTTTGCTTGAACAAATCCTTCTCCGCCACTCCACCGAGGCGAATTGGGAGTTGGTTGAAGATAAAAATAGGATGCAGTTACTTATTGCCGACCTTGAGTGGTCAGCTTCGGTATTTACCGAAACCATGACCGTCAAGGCTTGTCCTTGCTGCTATGGCTGGCATCCAAATAGCGGAAAATCGGAGTTCTGGAACGGCAGGGAATCAAGGCGCGGACATAATCCGGACTGCGCCATCAAAGCAGCGATGAATAATGCCAAGCTGTAGATTTAATATGCGACATGGAAAAAACGAGCGGATGATCCGCGATTTGATCATGCAATTGGCTTTTGGTGGCCGGGCATTAATATGCGTTTCAAGCAAAGATCATGCAAGATTGATGTTCAAGACTTTAAGGCACATTGCTCGATCCGTGAATCAAGATATTCGGCAGATTACCAAAAATACTAAAATCTCATGGCAATCGACGCGCGGGAAAAAACCGCCTACCAATAGGTAGCAGCGCAAAGGCGCGATCCGCAAGGATCGCGCCTTTTTTATTTTACTCCCCGGCGTACTACAAGTTTTCAGGACTGCCAAGGCTGGCGATCTTCGCGGCCAGTGCGGCGTTATCCAGATCGGTCGGGGCGGTTCCTTCGATCATGGATGTAACATCGTCGATCAGGCCCGGTAGCGCGGCAGCAGCCGCCTTGCCGATGACAATGATCGGCAGGAGCGCCGGGTCGATGGCTCCGGCCACGTTTGCGGCCAGTGTCAGACCGGCACCAATTTCGGTTTCAATTGCTTTGAGTTGATCAGCGTTCATAAATTGATTTTAAGGTTTCGGTGGTGGGATGGTTTATTTTGCAGGCGAGCCGGTGCCAGTCCACAGATGAACCAGCGCCACGATGTTGGACGACTGATCCGACGCCGATTGAAGGGCGGCGAACATCGCCGACTGGTTGGTCATGGCCGGATTTACCGTGTAGTTGACCCGCAGCGTGTCAACCAGCGCGAGCGTGGCTGAAAGCTTCCGGTCGGTGTCATAAAGCGTCGTGCGGGCCGATAGCAGGTCGGCGCTGGCCGGGGCGGTGGCGGTCTGCTGGGTGTAATACACGTTGAACGTGTGGGTGGCCGCGACCGCCGCATCAGACAGCAGCTTCTCGGTGTTATAGACCGATGTTTCAGGCTTGGTGGCGCAGCCGATGATTGACAGTATGCCGATGATGGCTAGGCCCAGTATCCATTTGTTGAATTTCATTTTGATGGTTTTGTTTTTGGTTTGTTTTGCTAACTAAACTGCTGCGATGCCGGAGCCGGTTTACGGCGCTGATACAGGCACCTGATTGCTAATCGCCTGAGCCGTGTTGGCAGACGCTTCGTTCTGCGCGGCAATCACCCGGTCAAGGTCAGAGGTATTGGGCAGCGTGATCCCGGCAAAGGCGAGAAGGAGTGTGGACAGTTTGTACCAGCCCTTGCCGAAAAGCGTCCGCAGATAGGTGTCCTGATCAGGGGATGATTCGGCGGCGACCTCGTTGAATTTATCTGAAATCAGATGCTTGATCTTGGTGCGCCACGGGGCGACCAAGGTGGAGATGGCAAGGAACCACGCCATCACCGTGGCCAGCATGGACTGGGTTTTTCCGCCAAGAAGATTGAACAGCGGTTGCAGCTCGGTTGAGACCACAGCGCCAGCGGTGGGCGCAACTGAATTGGTGGAGACGGCAATGCCATTGCTGTACGTCACGGACTGAAGAACCGGGTTGGTGGGCGCTGACTGTTTTTGCAGGGCGGCGACCTGCGCGGTAAGATTTGAAATCTGCTCGTTTACGTCCGGTGACGGATTGGTCTGCGCGTGACAGCAGGGAAGAAACAGGGCGAGAATTAGGATAATGATGGCTACCAGAGGAATTAAGATTCTCATGCCATTGACAATGGCGCAAATAAATAAAGAGGTCAAGCATTGACTAAATGAACTTGATTGGCTTCAAGCTAAAAGCTAGTGTAGTTATATTATGAATAGCGAGGCACATGATTTTAGAAGGCAAAAAATGATTGAACTTAGAAATACCGGAATGTATTTGAGAGAAATTGGCGTTTTATATGGAATTACATACGAAAGGGTTAGGCAAATTATTGGGAATACGGGAAGCGACTTCTTATCGAGAAGAACCGACCTGATGCTTTCAAAGCTCGAAGGCGATCAATTCAGCGATCTTAAAGTTAATGGATATAAAGGTACGAGGTTCACAAAAAAGTCATGGGTTTCATTTTTAAGGAAAAATCATCACGCATTTGAATCAAATACTTGCCCCTCAAAAAAAGGTCAGGACGGAGAAAGAGTTGTATCTGAGAAATTAACGTCTTTGGGCATAAAAAATAAACTTATGCCGATAAACAGCAAATTCGATATTTTACTAATTGACTCGCCTATTAGGATAGAAGTAAAAACTTCCCTGATTCCACGTCATGCGCCAAGCGATAAGCATGTTTCTGATTTGTGGAGATTTAGCCTTTTGAACAAAAAAGAAAATTTCGATTTTCTCATCTTGTTCATTCCAAAAACCAATGATTTCTTCGTAATACCATCAGAAAGATTAGGCTCAAGAAAGGCGCTGTATATTTGCAGCCCCACTTTGCGCCCGGAAATTTCAAAATGGGAATGGGCAAAAAATAACTTCAATCAATTACTTTGACCGCTCCAATGCCACCAGCCTGTTGGACAAAACTGTGATGGCGTCCACGTTCGCGTAGATTTCGTTGTGGGAATCGAGAAGGTGCGGCCCGGCCTCCCGCCAGATTTGCCGCTTTCCATCGTGGTGCTGATAAATCGCTCCCCCAAGGCTGACGACCACTGCAACGACCAACGTTGGAAGCTTGTCGAAACAGTAGTCGGCAACAGCCTTGAGAAAGGAATGCTTTTTCAAGCAGCGGGAGCATTCGTAGGCGCGGCGGGCGCAGGCATCAGGTCGGCGGCGATCTTGGTGGCCACATTCGCGCCAATGGCGTTGAGTTGGTCGATTTCTGGTTGGAAATCAATGCTCCCAGCCTTGTCTTGGATCGCTTGGATCACGGGCTGCATGGCGGCTTCAACTGCGGACGTAATTGCGCCCGGAAGGGCGGCGATGGCGTTGTCGAGGTCGGTTTTGGTCAACATATTTTTGGTCTTTCTTTGGATGTATTTCAGTTTACTGACGATTAACAGGTTTGACATTACAGTCAAAGCCACCAAAAGTAAAATGGTGATTTGCATGGATTATTTCACCGCTGGTGACTGTTTAACTGAAAGCTCACCCTTCATCTCGGCCACCGTCGTCGTCAGGGTGTTTACGCTGCCGGAAATGTCCGAAAGCTGTTTGTTGATGTCGTCGTGCGACTTTTCAAACCACACCTTGCTGACGTAGGCGTCGGCGTTCTTCTTGTCCTCAGTCTGCATTTCGATGGTGAATCTGGCGTTGAAGCTCCAGACGCACCATGCCATGAATACGAGCAGGACTACCGGCCCGACAATGGTGGCCGTAAGGTTGATTTTTTCGACCTTTGAAATTTCGTTTTTTGGCGGCATAAAATTATGGCATTGGCGGTAAAACGACGACATTAGTTGCGCGCGCCCTCTGCATTGATTTAAAAAACTGCTGCTGCTGGAGGCCGGTGGGAAATACATACGTCTGACTGGCTGCAACCGCCCAGCCTTGGCCAAGATTTGTTGACGCCATCACCGCCACGTCCACGGCAACGGCGGGATTGACCATCACTTGAATCTCGCCGCTCATGGCCGTTCCGCAGGCAGTACCATCCGCATTCGTGGCGACCTGCTGGCACGCGAAATAGTTTATGCCATTCGCCAGCAGTGGCGATTTGACCGTAAAAGCGCCACCTGTGGCTATCCATGCCTTTGAGTAATTCAATGGCGCTGCATTGCCGATCCAGATGAGCGTTTGCGAGCCCGCCATGTGGTTGGGGCAATTCGTCCATGTGAGCGTGAAATCAGCCCGCGCCTGAATTATCATGGCGCAGATTAGTACCGGCAACAAGGCAGTGAAATAGCGTGGCATTTTATTGGTGAGAAATCCGCAGCCAAGCGTTTGCCGAGTCCGGGTCTTTTTTGTTTGCAAGCATCTGGCCATACACAGAGTCAAGCTGGGGCTTTTTCTTATTCCTCATAATGACATTAAATCGAATTGCATTTTCAACCGGGTCAGCGGTCTCGGACAGGTCGTTCGTGCTCAGCAACAGCCCCCTTGTGCGTGCTATAAATGGGGCTGTTTTTAAGTTGATCGTGGCCTGATTAGTGATTGAAGAAAGAACCCGGCTAAAATCTGCGTCAGATAAAGCGCCGACATTATGCGCGTTGCGAATGATTGACAATAATTTTTCGGCGCTTTTAATGTGGGTTGCAGAAACGGGCTGAGACAGAATGTTTGTTGCAGCCTTAATAAAGGCTGAATTTGTAGCCGCCTTTCCGCCGAACATATCTTTGGCCATGCCAATAGCGATTTTTTTATTTTCAGTCGTGCCGCCGCTTAGGATGGTTTGCAGTTGAGCGGTAACTGCCGCCTTGCCACCCGAAAGGCTTTTAAGCCGGAGTAGATTGACGTTCTTGCGGTCTTGCGAAACGATGAGCTGGTTGGTTGCCAGCGCCGCGCTTGCGTTCCCCTGCTTGGCAGTCAGCAAGGCGATCTGCGCCAACTCAAGGTCGAGATTGGTTTGATTGGCTTCGACCGCCGCCTTGGCGACAAGGTTGGTGAGCGCCCACTGGACGCGGGCGGGCGAGTAGTGACTGCTTTTGGCGATCTTCGCAAAGTCCTGCCCCATGGCAGAAGTGTGCAGCAGCGTTAAAAACAATGCTATTTTCAGAAAGAGTTTTTTCATTTTATTGTAGGATTTTGCCGGTTAATGAAGTTCCAAACACAGCCTCATTGGTGTGGAGCATCAAGAAATCATTGGCCACTGAAAGGGTGCCAAGCGACAACCCCTGTTTACTCGTAAAATTTGTGAACGTGATACCCGTTCCTTGAAGGGCAAATACGCGCACATCAAATGCGTTGCGATTGGTGTACCCCGTCGTCAGCATCGTGAACGTATTCGTCCCAACGGTGTTTACCGAGAGGGCGGGAACATTTACCCCGCGCAAAGTGACATTGCCGCTTGCGGACATTTGTAGGCTTATGTTGGTTGTGGTGTAATCGTAGGACACTAAAATTGGACGTGCTCCTGACTGATCTTCGGTTGCAATCATTGGATTGCCATTGACTCCCGCTCCGTGACCAGCCCAAACCTTAAATGCTGGAACACCGTTAGGAACATCCATCGTCCAACCTCTTTGAGCGGCCTTTAGGGCTATGCCGTCAGCCGATACGCCCATCAAACCAAAGTTTTCCTTCGATTCAAAATAACCACCCATGCCAAGTTCGCTGTAGCCGTGAAAGTTGTAGAGATTAACTGCATCAAGTGCGATCAGTCGCACATAAGTCACCTTGCATCCTGTAAGTCCAAAAGCCACGCTTGAATAGTTTCCCGTTACCGTTGGGCCGTTGGTTGCGGCTATGACCGGAGGGGCCGCATATAAGCCAGTGAGGTCAACCAAGCACCAATTTCCAGCAGTGTTCACCGTTCCCACCGTGTCTGTAAAAGACCCGTTGGTCAGGTAAAAATAACCAGAAAAAGTATCAGAATGAGTTGCGGTTACTGAAACGTAATTAGTGCCATTAGAGCCAGTGCCAGTAACCACCATTATCGTGCTATTATCCAGCATGGCTATGTTTGGAGCACTCAGCGGCCAAATAAAATTATTTCTGCCAGTCCAAGTATTGGTTCCAGCCGACGTTGGGTTGGCGGAAAATACTTTTACGGAAAGTAGGAGCAGGCAGGCGATGAGTATATTTTTCATGTTAGTTCCAAGTCTGATCTGAGACGCGCCATCCAAGGCCGGGCAAAAACCCGTTTGGGTCGTAAGCGTAGGCCGGTTTTGTCGGATCAGGCGGCGTTGCCGGACTACCAGAGGTGTAGGTCAAAAGCTGCGCGCCACCCCCACCGCTTGCCGACCATGCCCCATTTGAGTAGGTATAAATCGTTCCGGGGGTTGTCGAGGTGTCAATGTAGATCGTTGTGATCGAAGTGCTGCCGGTTGGCGCGCCGGAACCTGATCCGATTGATCCAAGGGTGCCACCTGCCGGTGCCCAGACTTCATCTGGGAGCGCCGCGTAATAATTACCTTGAGGATCAAGAGGCATATAAAAACATTAGGGTTAAACGGCAATTTTAACAAGTCAAACCTGAATCCTTTCCTCCTGCGCCAAACTTGGCGCACGTTGCAGCACGCGGGCTTCCCTGATCGGCTTCTTTTTTTTGCCTTGAGATTTGACAGCCCCCAGCTTAGTGGCCAACTTGGTGATCCGGTCGGTCATCTGGATCAAACCGCGCACAGCCTCCATCTGGATTTGGTATCCCTTGATTCGTTCAGCCCCCGAAAGTGTCTTGTCCGTCGCCAACTTGCGGCCATCGTCCACAGCCAACATGCACTGGGCAAGGGTGTAGAATTTCCACGTCATCAGCAGGGCTGGAATCTCAAGTTCGCGCATCAGAACCTTGCCAAATACGCGCTCAGCCGTCTGGATGTCGGGCGTCAGCGTGTCGCCAAGGTCGGCGTACAGCATTTCTTTCAACGCCTCCTCGTTTTCGATGGCCAGCACTTTGCGCTGCTGATCCGGGTAGAGCATGGTTCGCTCCGGGTCAATCTCGTTGAGCAGCCGGTGGCCAAATGGAAGATTTGGCGGCGGCAATCTCCAGTCGCGCTTGGGCTCGCGCGACACCGGGCCGGGGATTTCTAACTCGACCACTTTCGGCGCATCAGTTTCGTCGGCCATGAGTATTCCTTGGTTGCATGATATTCGCAGTTGTCCCGCATCCAGCAGCGGGCGGATTTGAGCTTGTTCTTGTACCAGACAAAGCACCAGCAGCCAAGCTCTGGCCGATCCGCTCCGGGCGCGCCGCAGGATCGGGTTGGCTTGTGAAAAACCGGGCATGACCGGCAACGCAGGCATCTGCGGATGTAGAGCGTCCGGCTGGCGTCATCTCCCCGGCGCGAAAAAAAAGCCCGCCAGATCGTGGTGATCGCGGGCCATATTTTCGACGGATGATTGATTGAGTGAAGCGCGGACTTCAGCACCACGCTGGCGAATGTTTTGTTCCTTTTGATCATGCGGCTATGGCGAGGACTTCAAAGCGTGACAGCATTACGCCACCGGCACTGGCGGGCGTTCCATCGCTGTTTTGGATGGTAATTTCGTAATACAGGTATCGCCCACGATAGTAGAAATTCCAATGCGTATTCGTGCTTGGCCGCACGTTGGTTGAGGCATAAGTGCTGGCGGGCTTGGCCATCAGGCATTTGATCGGCTTGTTGGACAAGTTTTTCCACAGAACGCTGCATCCGGCAATTGTCTCGTTGGGATTCATCAGCGTGAAAGAGCTTCCGATTCGCAGGGCGAACACGGTGCCATTGTCGCCATCGGCCAATCCGTCGATCACAAACCGGCTGATGATCTTGTCGCCGTCAAACTTTCCAAAGGGGCAAATACCGCGCAGGATGGGATTGTATCCGGTGGTTACAAACCGATCATTCACCGGATCGTAAATCTCGCGCGCGTATCCGGCACCGTGCTGCTTCAGGCAATAGTCGGTGCCATGCGCCCCAAGGAAAATAACCGACTGGTTGCAGTCGCCAATCGAGTGCAGGTCTGACCTGTAATTCGCATACGCCGACATGCCGTAATCTCGAAAGTCACAGGTGAGATATTTTACGTTGATCACCAGCGTAAACCGGTTTATGCCGGAACTGACCGCCTTGTTGGCGGGCGAGTTGCAGGATGGCACCAGCGAGCTGGTGGGGCTGGCGTCAACGATGGGCCATGAGAAGTGGATTTCATTTCGATCTGGCCAATAGTCCGCAACCGGGGCTTGGCACGCCTCCCGGTCGATCTGGATGTTTCCGTCATCGAAGATCATTGGCGATGACCGGTAAATCCACTCGATGCGCTCAGGCTCGGCAAGATATGGATTATAGTGGTAGATGGCATCGCCTCCGGCGTAATACAGATCAAGCCCGGTGCTTACCAGCGTGTTCGGGAACGCCAAGCATTTCGACTTGTTGCGCGGCTCACTGTAAAACCGGTTGCAAATCAGGCTTGCCTGATTGCTGGTTGCGTCGATGGCGAAATTGCATCGCCAGATGGCCCGGTCAGTGAACACATAGAGCGATCCAGACATCTCCACGGCATTTAAGATTTGCTCACCGTAGTCAAGGTCTTGGTAATCAGATATGCTGCTATCTGATACGACGAAATTCGTCCCGTCGTTCAGGTCAGACCACCGGATTCGGCTCCCAAAGTGAACGGCACCCTCGTTCATGTTCATCAGCATGATGACGCCTTGATACTGAACAATCACCATCGCCTTGCTGATGGCTGCGCCACCTGTGCCAGCGGTATCCAAGCTCGAAACCGGCTGCATCACGTCCGTTGATATGTCGTGATATTGGATTTTATCAAATCCATTGGTGAGGAAAATTTTGTCCTGAAGTTCGGCGGCTTTCCAGCGAATGGAGGTCAAGATCAGCGATCCGTCTGCTGCAAATCCGCTGCCGATCACCGTCCACTGCCCGCTGGCCTCATTTAGCCGGATGAACTTGGTCTTGGTTCCGGCAAAAAGTGTCCGCACCTGAGCATTTGAGGTTGATGGAAAAAGCAGCGTGACCGGCTCACGCGATTTGGCATCGACGCCCTGATTGTGCCAGTCAGCATTGGTGTAAGGGCACGGTGTTCCGGGATCATTCTGGCTCGTCTTGACGGTTTTGAACTGGCCGAAAGGTTTTTGAAATCCGCCGCACTGGCGCAGTTTTCCATCCGGGCTGATTTCAAAGTTCTGCTTCCAAGCGAATGCCCCGGCAGGCTCCTGATCGACTGACGTGCGCGCGTCAAAGATGCCGGTCAGCGGCGTCATTGGAACGGTCTTGTATTTGTCGGGCATCTTAGATGATTGTCAAGTCCCAGCCCTGTGCGATCAGTCCGACATCAAGCTGCTTGGTATCCTGAACCCAGAGCGCCCAGATTCCGTTTGCCGGTTGTCCGATAAAAGCCGCCAGAGTCGTATTTGGGGTGCCTGAAGGGCAGGGCTGCGGAAATGTGTTGAAGCCGCCAATCTGGGTTGGCTTATAGGTTTCGCTGGCGACCGTGGCGTTGTTAATTGTGCCACCGGCAGCATCATCGAAAACAATGTTCACGCCGCTCACAAGAACTTGGCCACCGCAGTTTCGCATGATGTTCACAATCGTACCGTTGGGGCTGACCAGAAGCATTGAGACATCATTTGGATACGAATGCTTGAACCCCTTGATCGCCACCGTGACCTTGGATATGTTCCCGACAAACCCGGACACGAACTTGGCGCTCGGATACGGTGTTGCCGCCGCAAAATCGTTGATCGTTATCTGCTGGCCGTTATTCGATCCCGTGCAGTCGATAGCCGCCATCGCATCCGACTTTGCCTGAGCCGTAGCCGCCGCATCCGCCGCCGCTTGCGAGACCAGACTTATCTGCGTTGATGTCTTTGTTACGGGAGTGCCGTTTCCTAACGGACAAACTGCCGTATAGCTCTGCGTCGAGGTATAGCTTTGGGTGCAGTTCAATGCGGCGTGCGCCGCTATGGTCGCCGCGCTCAACGCCTTTGAATCAGCATCCTGCTGGCTGGTGTAGCTTGTGGCCGTGGCCTGCTTGCATACCTGATTCACCGCCGCGTCAAACATTTGGACGGCGGCTATTGAAGCCGTCAACTGGGCGGAGGTGGCGGCTGAAACATTAACCCGGTAATAAGTGAATGACTGAGGATTTGCGACCACGAAAACTTTCGTTTCGTTTATGCCCCAAATGAGACCCGATTCTGAATCAAGGACTGTCCATGCCGATCCGTCATTTGAGCCTTCGAACGTAAATGCGGTTGGGCTTGCGGTGGTGTATCCAACCGGGCTTGTTTCAGACAAAGCCTTGGCTGAGGTGATTGAGTAAGACGAGACCTTCTGTGGCGATGGGAACTGATAGCCGATCCACTGCGGTAAGCCGCTCAACGTATTCCATACGGTCGATAGAATCTGGTCAAACGCCCACCATTCGGAAATAAAGTTGACGACGCTGCTGGCAAAAGCAACCCCTGAAGGCGCAGTATCAGATGTCATCTTGGGGATCAATCCAGCGTTCGGAAGATTAATGTTTCCATCCAAGCATGAGGCGCAAAAGCTCTTGGTGCTGGTGTAAAGCTGCGGGTCAGCCGTTCCAGTTTCAATATCCGGCAGCGGACTTGGGTCTTGAGACTGAGTTAGCGGAATTTCTGGATCACATTCAGTGTAGCAGTTGTAGCCGATCATGTACGTTGAAGTATGCCCCACTTGGACGTAAGTGGCTCCAACTCCGCAATTCGGCGGAACGTACACCGGATTCTCCGAGTCAAAATTATCGCCCAACAAGGTGGCCTTGCTTGAATCTGAAAGCCTGATGTCATCCAGAAGATTTCCACACCGCCCAACGGCTAAAATTTGCTGGAAGTAAATCTTCGCATTCGCAGATATTGGCGACTTGAATGTAAATGAGTATTTCTGGAATCCTGAATTCCATGACGGGGCCACAATATGCTCGAAAATGTTCGGATCGGAATCCGGCGCGTTGGGGTCACGCAGAAATACTTTAACCGACTGAATTCCAGCGGCTGGAGACTGGCGGTTATTCCCCGCCGCATTGAATGAAATGGTGTAATCAGCTCCGGCTGCGATATTAAATCTGTCGATAGTCCTGATCGTTGCCCCAAATGGAGTGGTTGATCCGTCGTTTGTTTGGGGATATGGAGACGATCCAACCATGTCAACGTAGAGACCGTTTCCGGGAAGAAAATCGCAGAACCCATTTCCAATCAGATCAACGCTTCCCGCAATTACCTCCCAATTTAAAAAGCTGGAGTAATCAAGCTGGCCTCGGTTTTCGAATTTATCGCCCTTATCGGCGCATATTCCGGTGCAGGTTGCCGTCCTGATGAAGCTGATTCCATTGAGCACATCTTGCGCTGTGGCGACCGTGGCGTTCAGAAAAAACCCACCGCTGGCAAGCCGCTCCATCAGGTCAAAGCCTGACCCCGATGCCCGCAGTCCAATTGCCACAATGATGCCACCAGCGGCCCTGAAGGCGGCGGCGGCATTTAAGGCGGGCTGCGTATCTACACCCGTGGTTTGTTCGCCATCGCTGATCAGTACGATTATTTTCTCGTCTGCCGTCTCGGTCGAGATGTCAATGATTGCCGCATTGAGCGCATCGACAATATCAGTCTTGCTCAGCAACTGCTGAACTCCATTGATGTCCGTTGCCAGCATGGCCGAGTCGCCAATATAGTCCGCAGTGACATCAGCGGCGATTTCTGAGAAAGATTGAACTTTTGAAAAATCCTTGGGCTGACCTCCGACAAGTATGATGCTGTTCGTCCAGAACTCAGCCGCAGCTTTTGCGAAATCGAGCCGGGTGTTATATGCGCCGCCAAAGGCAAGGCTGCTCGATCTTGAAGTATCAATCAAGATGAGGCTCTTTACAGAAGTTTCGCTGCATCCGATGGTTGAATCAAGAACCGTGATTGAAGCGGACGCCGACATTCCGTTTCGAGTGACTGTAATTGTAGATGTGCCCTTGGCCAGCCCGGTGCCCGATCCGCTGGAGGCTCCGATCAGGAATATGTCAGGCATCGAACTCGTAAAAATCAGACCGTCAATCACCTGAGATTCCACACCATTTGCGTACTCATAAACAGTAAAAGACATCGAGGCCAAACGCATGATCAATGCGCTCGAAGGCTTGATTATCAGGTAGGATGATCCGCAGATTTTTGGGTTTGCCGCAGCAAACGCGGAATCAGCACATCGCGCGTCCGGTATGTTGCTGGAAGGCCCACCATTGATGATCGCCTGCGGCACCACGCAGTCAGCCGTATTCAGTGAATCGAATATCATAAAATAATGCTACGAAAATCCCGGCGGGCAGTTTGCTATAAACGAGTTCAGTTGCTGCGTGTATAGCGCGTTCACAGCCGACTGGGCTGCGGCCAGAGCCTGACTGTTCAACTGAAGCCGAACCGTCAACTCCGAAGCAGCCGTAGCCTGTCCGACGTAGGTATTGGCCGGTGTGATGATGATGAGGTTGTAGTTGAATGGCCTTCCGCAGCCGGGTGCGACAACTGTACCGACGCGGGTGGCCTGCTGAGTCGTATTACCAACCTGAAAAGTTGCCGACGAGCAGGACAGGAGCGCCGATGCTGCGCTCTGGGCTGCGGCCAGAGCCTGCGTATCAGCCCCCTGCTGGGTTACATCCGAAAACTGGCCCGCTGGCGTGGTGGAAGTCTGCTGTGATCCGGTGGTCCCATCAGGGCAGCTTGCGGTGACAGTCTGCGGCGCATTATAGAATGTGCAGGACAACTGGGCATTCGCCTGATTCATTGCCGCCTGAAGCGCGGCGGCATCGGCCAGCTCTTGGGAAACTGCCGACTGATACGCTCCGGCTGGAATTGTTGCCGTGACCGGAGTTCCGACAGCGGCGGGTGATGTTCCGTTTGCAGCGGGGCAGCTTGCCGTATAAGACTGGACTGTGTTTAAAAACTGGCCTGACGATGTTCCGCACACAAGTTTTTGCTGCGCGTCAGCCGTGGCTTGAGACAGCGCCCGCGCATTGGCGTCTGCCACGGACAATGTGCTCGCCACTTGATGGGCTGCAACAGTGGAAGTAACTGGCTGGCCGGACTGCCCTGCCGGACAAACAGCGGTGTAAGACTGGACATCATTGTAAAATGTCGCGCCGCCGCCGATGTTTGTATCAATGATCCCAATGCCGGTGGCGGCTGAGGCTGAAACCCCGGCTTCAGTCAGCCCCATGGATCGCGTGCGATTTCGGCAGTCGTTTATCAGTTCGCGCACGGTGAGCGCGTAGTTTGTGGCCAGATGCTGGAGCTTCGTCTCATTTTCCTCGTAGTAGGTGAAATGTTCGCGGCCAACATACTCCGTCACCGCCTTTTTAAATTTCGGATCGCTATCAACCGCATCGGCATCACCCCAGTCGGTCTTTTTTCCATTCCACTCGATGACCACCGATTCAGTGCTCTCGATCCACGGCGCGATGTAAATCCGGCCATGGTGAATGGCGTAAACTCCACGCCGCGATCTTCCACCGGCATCCGTTGATCTTTGCGGGTAATGGAATCCTTGGGGAAGCGCAGGCAGCAATTGGTATCCGGCGTCATCTGGGGCTGGGTAAGATCGCTTGACCCTGAATTTTCCAAATCCGAAAATACTGGCAAACAGCGCGTCTGCGATGGCGCGGATGCCAGTCGTCTGGCGGGGGCAAAGCCTTCCGTACCGTTCGAGGTATGGGTAATCAACGCGATCATAAAAAACCTTTGAGCACCAGTCGTCGTTGTTTACCTGCGATCCCTTGACCACGGAGATAATCACTTCAACACCACCGTCCACGGGCGGCAGGTTGAACGAACTGACGCGGCATGAAAGCGTACTGCCAGCTTGGGCGCTGATGACCGTTGATCCGTTGTTTGCCCCAAGATTCATGTGGATCAACGGCGCAGGCTGAATGGTCTGCTGCGCGCCATTGGTGTCCGTGTAAATTATTTCAGTCCTGAAGTATTGGGCTGAATTCGCCGGGTAAAGGGCAGACGCCGCATTGACCTGCTGCACGCTAACTGTGTAGATGCCATCAGACGGAATCACCAACACATCGCGCTCTGTTGGATCAGGCGGCACCAAGCTGCCATCCTCAGCGACCAGCAGTTGATTGTCGGACGCTGGAATATCCAGCGAGCCAACCACGGTGCCATTGGCGATGCCGCTGGCGTCCTGCTGCTTTCCAATGGTGTACAGCGCGAGTATCTGGCCGCGCGGGGCTGGCAGCACGGTCATGCCGCAGTCGAAGAAGGTGCCGCATTGGGCGAAGATATTTGTGTTACCATATCGGAGACATGGAACAGCGTCCTGAAGATCGACCATGGCCTCAACGAACTTTTTGTCATGCGGGCCGACCAGATTTTCCTGCTCCCCATCCGCAAAAAGCGTTTGCCGAACCTCATTTTTTAAATCAAGAAAATTCATTGCGGTGGATTCTGGGCAGCATTGGCCCGGCGAGTGCGCGCGAAGAAATTATTGGCGCTGGGTGTTGGCGGCTCCTGAAACTTACCGGCCACCTCGACCGCCGCAGACTGAGCATCCTTTGCCTCCGGCTTTTTGAACGGATCGGGCTGTGCCGCCACCCGGAGCCTTGATGACTGCGGCGAAAATCTGGTCAACGGCTCCTCTTTTTTTTTAAGGTCGTCGTAGATTTCAAGGCTGATTCGGACAACGCCGCCAACCCGGTTGTCGGCATATTCGTCAAGGGCGGCAATCAGGTCGGTCTTGCCGTCATCCAGCGCCAGCACGCCAGTCCGGTCACGGTCGCCGATTGGTTCCCACATGATCGGTGATCCAGCCTTGTCGGAAATGACGTTGGCCATGTTCAGTTTCTTGAAATACTTCGTAGCCATATTTTTATCCTACTAGCAAGGGTTGTTTTATCAAACAAAAAACGCTCGACAGCTTTTGGCCATCGAGCGTTTGACACCAGCCATGACCAAAATTACAGGGCGTAAGGCGTGATCGTGTTGTTCGGGATGTAGCTGGGGCGACCAGTCGCATCCGCCGCCGCGAACTTCGGGATTGCGGTCGAGAAGTTGTCGATGACAAGCGATGCCGCAGGGCATTCGACCACCGCCGCCAGTTTCACCCAGTTGATCGCCGTATCCGAGGTGTAGGTCTCGATCACGCAGCGGTAGCTCGCATCCACAGCGGCCAACGCCTTGATGTCGCCCGTGTGGTTGACCTGCTTGCCGGATTCGATGATCTGCAAGTAAATGCCGGTCATGTCCAAGAACATCAGGGTGCGGCCCACGTTCGCCAAACCGATGGCGGCGGCAGAAAAGTCCGAGAGCGTATCATCGAACGCCCAGTCGGTGATCACGTTCAACGTGATGCCAGTGTTACGACCGTCAAGGACGTAGCTGGTGAAGGTCATGCCGAGTTCTTCGTTCTCGCCCTGCTTGCAGAACTTCGTCATGTCGTAGCGATCCTTGCCGCCAAATTTGACGCCGTAATAGCCGATGAACGCCTGCTCGATCTGCGAGGCGGTGATGCCATCGGTGAACACGTCAAAGCGTTTCGCAGCCGTCGAGCCGATGCCAGCCCGCGTGCGGGACATCGCATAGATCGCGTCAAAAATGCTGTACAGGTTGAGCTGGGCACCCGCCGCGTCAAACCAGCGGTCGCATTCGCGCAACTGCTCCAACCAGCCGACCAAGTTGGCCCGGCGACCGACACAGCGGCCACCTTCAACCCCCAGCCCGGTGTCGGACAGGAAGTTTTGCAGCTCAGGAAGCTGGTTGTATTCCGACAGGTTCTGCTTCTCGCTGATCGGCGCTTGGAACCAAGCCGCATTGAACAGCCGGGCTTCAAAGTCCTCGCCCATCTGGCGCATCCGCTCAACTTCAGGCAGATACTCATACGCCTTGTAGAGCGGGTTGTTGGCCAGCACCAAATCCTGCCATTCGTTGAACAACTCGGAGGTGCACATTGTCCAGCGCATGTCCTGCATCCAGAAAGGCACCCGCTTGGTGTCGATCAGGCCGGGCGTGTCATCGCAATAGCTTTCGGTCTTGCCCACGTTGGCAGTACCGCGATAAAGGATGCCAATCGTGGGATTGGCGGTGGAAGCTGCGGGCATCAAAGACCCGGCGTTCTGCGGGGTCATCACGACCAAGACGTAACTGCCGTCCACGCTCTGCGTGGCCGAAACAATTTCGCCCTGCCATTTGATCTTCACGCCGCCCGCGCCGCTGCCGATGACGAAGCACACCATGCCGGTCGGAAAGTAGCGGACATCAGCCGGGATGCCGTCAGCAGATGCGACGTTCATCTGCCAGTTGCCGCCACCCGCCGTAGAGCCGGATGTCGCCTGCCATGAAATGTTGTTCCGGGGAATCTTCTGGTCGGCCATGATGAACGGCGCAACCTTGGTCAGCGCCCGCTCATTCTGATCAAACTTGATCTGGGACTTGCGGGTCGTTTTCAGGTTCGCCATGAAGAAATCACGCATCCCCCGCTTGACCGTGCCGCACGCCTTGATGGTGAAGTGCGTCATCAGTAAATGATTCAGCAGACGGTATTCCCCGTTGCTTTGGTAAATGCTTACGAGATCATCGACCGTTTCCGGCTTCGTGTTCGCGCAAAGAGTTACCGATCCGCATTCGGCGATGTTTGAGCGGATCGCGGGGGAGCAGCGTTGGAAAACGTCTGTCAGCGCGGCGGCATTGGGTGCGAGCATATTTTTGATTGGTGCGAAACTTTATGTTTCGCTTGATGAAATCATCCTCTACCAAGAATCTTGGCAAGGGTAGAAGTTTTTTCATTTTTCTCACCACCCTCCTTCTTTGCCATTCTTGGCACAATGGTAGCGGGCGGCGGGCGGCGGTCGCCATGCTCCCCATTCGGGTTCTCGTTAAGCGTATCAGCCGGTTTGCCAGCGGGCTTTGCCGCCGCCGCCGACTTGTCGGGAAGCTTGATCCCGCGCTTCTCGGCGATCTTTTTGAAGTTTCCCTCCTCATCTTCAATGGATTTTTTAGCGGCCACCGAGGCATCCATAGCGTACAAAGCCGACAAATCCTTGTCCGTCAGCACCCAGTGTTTTTCACGCTGGGCCGGATTCATTTTCTCCCACTGGTCAGACGTTGTAAACGCCTGACCCCTCTGGTTCAGCTTCTGATCGTCCGGAAGCTTTTCGAAAATCTTCTCCTGAGTGACGGCGTAATTGATGATTTCGCGGTGCAGGATATGGCGCTGCCGGTCGGTCGGCGTCATCTGCGCCCATTCGGATGGCGTGGGCTCTTTTTCACGCAGGGTAACGTGGCCGCGCGCCACGCGCATCAGCTCGCCGGAGAATTCCTCGACTTTCTGGGCCAGCGGAAAAACCACCTTTCCATAGATGGGGTTGTCCTCCACCAGCTTTTTGATTTCATCAATGTTGATGTTCCCGGAATCGTCCAATACTTTTGCGAAGTCATCCCCAAGCTCCTTAAAAAGTATTTTTGCGGTCGCCGCCTGATGCCGGTTGATGACCGGCCTCTCCTCGCGGGCTATTTCAGCCCGGCGAACACCGGAAATCTCATTTTTGAATTTGTCCTCCACCTTGCTGATCGCCTTGCCGGATTTGATGTCCGTCAGCGCCTCAACATACTCATCCTGATCCCATGTGAGATCATTGGCGGATACAAAGTCGGCGTGGTCGTCGTCGGCAATGTTAAATTCCCTGCCCGGATTTTTCCCCTCCCAAGATTTTTTGTACTCCTCATGCTTGGTCAGGTTGGCGATAAACTTCTGGGCCAGACCGGCATTCGACGGATTGTTTTTTTCCATCTGCTCGAAAACTGAAAACCGCTTTTTATCCTTGTCGGACAGCTTGTCGGTCGGCTTGGGCTCATCTTCGGACTTTTTTTCGGCGGGCTTCAGAGCCTCACGCACGCCGGTAACGACCAGCTCCCTCGCCTCATCGAGATTGATGCCGCGCGGCGCTTCAGGCTTTGCCGCCGCCTTCTTTTTGACCGCTGGCTTATCGGCCTGCTTATCGACCGGCTTTGCCGTCGCATCTTCAACTTCTTTTTTTTCGATCTTATCGGATGGCGGCTTCGCCCGGATGCCGACGATATTGCGGATGAACGCCGTTCGATTTTCGCCCTTTTCGGCGTCCGTGGCTGCGTTCGGTTTTGGAAGATCGGTCTGCGGTGCTGCGGTTGACATATTTTGGTTATGGTGTTTTTTTGTTTTCCGATGGTGTCGCCGTCGAAATTTTAAAATTGTCCTTCTGATTCTTCATTTCAATCAGCAGTCCAACCGCAGCGTGGGTTGAAACAGCCTTCTGGGCCTCATCCTTGGCCTTCAACTCGTATCCGCTGGTATTTGTAAGCGAAGCGTTGGCAACCTCAACCTCATGCTCAAAGGCGCGGGATTGCAGCACTTCGATCAATACCTGAAACCCTTCCGAATCAAGCAGCTTCCGTATGTGAGACTGCTTGACGGTTGAAATTGGATTGGATTGAATCCTCATGCGGTAACTGGCGGCACCGGCACCGGCACAGGGGGCGCACCCGGCGCGGCCAAGGGTGCAATCGGGGCTTGCGGCGGAAGCTGCTGATCTTGGTTGAGCCGGACGCTGGGCGGCGGCAATGGCTGGCTGGCGGAAAGCGCCTGTTGAATCTGCTCCAACAATCCGGTCAACTGCTGGATATGCTGCTCGTTGACGGCGGTTTTCTGACCCTGCTGCGCTATGGCGTCCGCAGCGGGCTTGGCCACTTCGCTTTCAACCGCCGACATGATGCTCTGTTCGGACGCCTTGATCTGCTGCTGAATGTCGCCGATGATTTTCTGAACCTGACCGGCCAAGACGGCATCCTGATTAAGCCGGAATTTAAAATCATCGTCAGCCCCGGCCAGCTTGGCCGCAACCTCGATCAATTCAACGACGGATGCCGGGTCGATGACTTGGGATAAAAACTGGCTGTTCGAAATCGAACCAATGGCGGTGAACATCGCCTGCGCCGTGACCTGATCGCTCTCCCGGTTCGCATCAGCGCGGCGAGAAATGAGCTGCACAAGATGGGCTTTTTTCAGCTTACCCTTTACCACCACCTTTTTAACGCCGGGGGCAGGCTCCCCGTCCGCGAATTCAAACCCAAGTTTTTTTACAATGTCGGCAAGGCCCGGTATGTCGGTCGATACGTTGGCCATCACGTCGTTGCCGTCCATGTTTGAAAGGCAAGCCTCAACCAATTGCCGCTTCCAAGCGTCCACGCCATCATCGACGAAGCTGGCGGTGTACTGCACCCGGTTGCTCGTATTGGCATTGGCGATTTCAACCTCCTTCTTCGATTGCTGATGGCTGGCGCTCGATCCAATTTCTTGAGCGGCGACAACCAGCGAACGCTCAAGAACCGAGATGATCGTGTTGAGCGATTGCAGCACCGGAGTCGGGTCAGCGTAGGGAAACGTGACGGACTTGAACACGTTGTTCATGTCGGCCCCGGAGCGTTCCATTTTAAGCCCGTCGTAACCAATAAAATTCAACTGCGAATACTGGGAATTATGGCCACGGTTCAGGTTATTGATCTGATCCGAATCCACCACCTCGGTATTGTAGAAGGTGATGTTGGTGAGGTTCCGCTTCACCGTCAAAAGGTACTGGGTCAGCGCGTTGCCCGTCAGGTCTTGGAACGGCATGATCTCCAGCGCCAAGCTCGCGTTGCGGCCACGCCCGCTGTCTGCGTCATACCCGATGTAATCAATCGGTCGGTAGGAAAACGCCTCTGCGTACATGACCGTCCGGTCAGAGCCGATGGTGAACTTCATCCACACCTTGTGCTTGTAATCTCCCAGCCCCCAATCGGCGGGCACAAGCTCCATGAAAATGTAGGACACAAAAAACGCGCTGTCGTAATCGTTTTTATTGTAACAGGTCGTGCTCATGTCCTCCCGGTCGGTCTTGCGGTTTCGGCGGGCGGTTGGTGGCTGAAGGGAGCATGGATAAACTTCAGTGAAATAATTGTGATACCCGCTGTTTGGATCGAGCCAGTTGGTTCCGTGGGGAACCTTGTCGGTATTCCAGTAAATGCTTTTGTCAATGCCGCCCCAGCGCATCACTGTCCAGTAAAGCGCATACGAACAGCCGGTGCCTGTGTTCAAGGTATGCAGCGGAAAGTTGAGATCGTAGCCAATGCGGCTGATGTGCGGAATGACGTATCGGACACCCTCTTTTTCAACCTCCTCCTCACCATCTTCATTCTCCTGCTTGTCCACCGTCCACGGCTCGACCGGAAATTTGATCGCCACCGAATACATCAGGGCGTTGAAGATGAAATCGCGGAGCACCGATGAATATCCGAAATTTGTTCCAACCGTTTCCACAAGCTCCTCAATCACTTCGCAGAGAAACCGGTTTTCAGCCGTTGGAAACAGCGGTGTATATTCGAACAGCGGCGTCAGATTTCTGTCGTTGAAAATCTTGGATAACCGGATCGTCAAGTAGGCCCGGACAAGGGGCACGAAAACCTCGGTGAAGGATTTGTAATCGGCGTGCCATTTTTTAGCGCCACCAGCTTCATCTCCGGGCGAGAAAAGCAGGTCGCGGGATAAGCCCCAGCTTTCAAGGGCGTTGAAAACCTCCTTCTCGTCCTTGCAGGTGCCGGTGATGTGGCGAAGAATTGTCGCCGTGGTTTGAGTGAATGGCGTGTCGTATGCCATGTCCACCGCCGCCCAAATTTTGTAATCAGAGAAATTGCGTTCGCGCGACTCCTTAATCCGGTCGCCGATCAAGTCAGTCAGAAGCTTGATTTCATCGCTCGGCTTTGCGGAGGTAAATAACGACTTTAGGGAGTCGGGGTCGAGCTTGTACTTTTTGATGGTCGTCTGCGAGATCATGCACCTTTTTTCTTCATCATCACCACGGCAACTGCCGGGTTGTCGTGCATGTCGCCGGGGGCGGCACCGCCATCCGTCTCATCAGTCTCGCCCTTGTCCTCGTTCGGGCCTTCGGCATCAGATGACGAAACCAGCTCAAACTGGCCCGGCCCGGTCTGCTTGACGACGAGATTGTATTGTTCCCCATCCGCCCATGAATCAACATCGGATTGCTGTTCGGGCGGCACGGCAACGGTGAGAGAGTTCATAAAGTTTATGGGTTAAGAATTGATTGATGCCATATTTGGCGTTTCGTATTGATTTGTAGATCAATCGGACGATACTTGCAACAAGTTTATTCACCATGCCTTTCAAAGACGGAAATCCGGTTCTGAGCCCGAAACAGATAAGCCTGATGAAGCTCTGCCGCGCGCGTACTGGAATGATGAAGGTTATCGGGGTGTTCGGAACCCGTATCAGCGGCAAGTCAGTCGGATGCCAGAACGCCATCATTGACCACCTGTGGAACACCAAGGACGCTTCCGTCCTTGTCCTTTGCTACACCGCAGGCACCGCCGCCACCTCCGGTATTTGGAGCGAACTGACGGAGAAAACAATTCCAGAATGGATCGCACAGGGTTTTGGATCAGATGATGGCCAGCACGCCTTGGAGTGGGAGATGGAGCCCAAGATTCACGGCGCTACCAAAAAAATGATCTGCTCCATCCGCAACAAGTTTGGCGGCGTGTCCAAACTTGAACTTGATTCGCTTGATGATGAGCGTGAGGTCGAGAAAAAATTCAAGTCCCGGTACTACTCGATGATCTACTGGTCGGAGGCTGGCGAATTTCGTGACCCAACTTCATTCACCACGCTTTTCATGGCGCTGCGTATCATGGGCCTGCATGACGAGGAGCATATTCTTTTAATCGACGCCAACCCTCCTGACAACGGCACGGAGCATTTTCTTTACAAGTTTTTCTATGAGCTTCGGATCGCGCCGGAGTCGGAGTGCGATGCGGATGAGCTGCTGATCAGGCGATGCCTGCACCTGACCGAATGGACGATGGTTGATAACCCATTTGTTTCCGATGAGCGCAAGGCGCTGACCAGAAAAATGTACGAGAAAAACCCATCGCAGTACGACCGCTACGTTCTGGGGAAGTGGACGGCGGCTGTGAAGGACGCGCTTTTCTCGGACGCATTCATGCCGCTGATTCATCTTTCAGGGTCGCTCAAAAATCCCGATCCTCTGGATGATCTTGTCCCGGAGCCGGGCTGCGCCGGGCTGATAACCGGTCACGACGCGGGCGGTGTCAATCCGGTTTCCTACATCATAGAAAAGGTGTTTCGATCCGATGTGTTGCCAAATGGAAAAACGAAAGAGGTGAGCGTTTTCAAGGTGCTGGACGAGCTGGCATATATCGGCGAGGAGATTCAGGTTTCTGAATTCACAATCCTCCTACTTGCAAAAATGGATGAATGGGAGCGCGAGGCCGGATGGAATCCTGAGATCGGCTGGGATTTTGATTGGGGGTCATGCTGGGCTGACTCCAGCGCCGTAAACTTCAAGGAATCAATCGCCAATCGAACGGTGGCGGATGAGATGTTTGCCGTCAGCGAAGGTCGCCTGCGTCTAGTTGGTGTTGATAAGGGTCGCGGATCGGTCGGCAACCGCATAAGGCTGCTGCGAAAATTGCTGATCCAGAACCGGCTTCTTATTTCATCGTCAAAATGCCCAAAGCTGATCGAAATGCTTCAGTGTATCTGCAAGGGCAAGGTGGCCGGAACGATTGCGGCCCACTCAAGGCACAAGCATCCATTTGACGCCATCACTTACGCGCTTTCGCGGGAGTTGTGGGACGAACTTCAGGACGATGTGCGCGGCACGCGCGCAAGCACGCGCAGAACCCAGTCGCATGAGGTCGTGCGGGTCAATATGTGACCCTGCTCACCACCGCATCGTCGTCCACCCAGCCCAAGAATTGTTTTAGCTTCGCCGGAAACTGGGTGTGCGCCTGTAATTTTTTCCACCCATATACTGCGCCCGAATACTTGTAGTAAACCTCCTTGAAGGCAACCTGCTCCTCCAGCACATACGCAAAATGGTCAAACACCAGTCCGAGACCACGCGATTCCTCGCGCGACATCTCCCGGCGACCGCAGCCCTCCAGCACGGGCGGCTCATGGCAGGTGTAAAACATGCCCGGCTTGAACAGCCATGACCGGCTCCACTCGCCGGGCTTGTTGCCATAACCCTGATCGGAGGATACGATCAAATCTTCGCCAACGTAATACCGGCAGTAAAATCGAATCCGGTCGTAATTCCCCGACCTGTATATCTGGCAGATTTTTTCCAACTGTTCCGCGCTCCAAAATTCATCAGCGTCGATCTGCATCAAAATGCAATCTTCGTTGATCTTGGAAATGGCGGCGTTGCACATGGCGGTCTTGCCCGGCCAAAGCTGGCGGCGGTAAACCCTTATGTTGGGATGATTCGAGTGCTTGTGCAGCCACTCCTCGGTGCCATCACGGCTTAGCCGTGGCGCTATCTTGGCGCACCATCTGGTGTCCGACACGTTCTCGGCAACGCCTGTCACGATATGCCATACCCACGGGCGCTTGATTCCCTCAAACACCTCAAGCTGCAATGGCAAAAACTTCACGGCATCCAGCGCCAGAGTATAAATGTGAATCGGAATCATGTGGCGATATTATTTTCAGCCGTAAACCTTAAATATTTCAACCTGCGTTCAGACCACTCCTGAAACAGTTTTCCATTCCATTGGTTCGACGGTGAATTTGTGGTGCCTTTGAGGTTCCAAAGCGACGGATGCGCGATGTGGCCGACATAGCCATTGATCGGCTCTGCCGGAAAAATTTGCTCACCCAAATTTTCACCGGTGGTTTTAATCCCAAACGTCAGCCGGATGATCGCCGCCATGCACAAATCCCAGCCTGATGCGCCCAGAATAAAATCAGGAATTGAATCCCAGTTATTTTTCAACCACTCGCGCTTGAACGCAAAAGCATCGCGGCCAATATGCCTGCCGCGAGACTGGCGGGCATATTCTTCCGGGGAAAAATCGGTCGATGGCGGGCTTGATACGAATTCGCTGCGAAAGAACGAGCACGCGCCATAAATTGAGCAGTGAAATTTGACGTACTCAGCGATCCTTGGGTGCAGGATGGTGTCATCGTTTGACCACAGGCAGATGTCGCCCGGCCCGGAAACGTCCAAAAACTTTTGCAGGAGGTCTTTCAGGTACGGAAGCTTTCGCGGATCGCCCATGGTTTTGTCGGATGTCCTTGGGTACTCCCAGACATGGATCGGAATCAGATGCCCCTTTTCGTAAAGATCGTCCTGAGACTTCACGGCGTGATGCTTTCTGGCGATCTCCGCCATGTCGGTATCTTCAAACTTGTCGATCAGGTTGAAAACGCGCGACTCGACCGGCTTTTTAATCGCATCCGGCTGCACAACCGGCAGAACGCCCCGATGCAGGCTGGCCGCAATGCCTTCGTGAATTTTGGCCAAATCTAGATTTGCGTAATCGCACTGCGCCATCAGATTCCGGCGCACGATGGTTCCAGCCCACGCCATCGGATTGGTGATGGCCACAACGCCGATTTCGGTTGCGCCAGCGAGGTGCAGGAACGCGCTGTCGATGCACACCAAGCACGATGCGATCTCGAACAGGCCCAGAAAGTCGTAAATCCTGTGCGCCGTGTGGGCTGATAAATCAACCACGATATTGTCAATGCCCCACAGCTTTCGAATATCATCGAGGACGGTGTTGCAGTGCGGACATGGCGAACTTACGCCACGGCTGGTATTGACCAATATGATCGGCTTGGACGGTAGCAGTCCGACAGTAGCGGTGATCAGATCAGCCTCCCGCTCCGGCGAGCGTCGGTCGAATACAGGCTTGATGGTGGCATCGCTGAACAGGCTTACAATTCCACAGCTGAGCCAGCTCTCCTTGTTATAGCTTTCAGTTGTCCGCTTTTGCGACCAGCCCTTTCCCCAGATTTGCGCGTTGATTACAATTTGGAATTCCTCCTTCGACAGCGCCAGAGCCTGACCAAGCTCCTCGTTCTTTATCGGCTTGGGCCATGGCTTGACATAAGAGACGCCTTCAAGAACGCTTTCGAATTCGGCACTGACACAAAGGCGGGGCGTGTCGTAATTCTCAGCCACCATTTGCAGGTAGGGTAGGATGTTGATGATGTCGCCATACCGGCCCAGCTCGACCACGCAGATTTTGTTTTCAATCCTTCCAGATAACATGCCCGCAATTTGCGCCCGGTAATCGCGCTGGATGTACGGCTCGATTTTCATCTGGCCGCTGCGGATTGTCGGCTTGCACGCAGCCCGCTCATCATCACTTCCGAGCCGGATGAAGGTAATCTCTCCGGGCGGCGTTGGAATCTTCGATCCATTGCAGTCCTTGGACACGCGCGCGATGAAATTCCTGTCCTCAGCGCCATTGACGCCGGGCTTAAACCCGCCGACCGCTTTCCAAGCATCCTTGGTGAACGCGAATACTGATTCAGAGCCTTGATCAACCTTGATGTGACGCCGGTTTTCAGAATGAAATTCGTGGTCGAACCAGCACCAGCTTTTACCAGCCATGTTTTTGTCCATGCGGGAAAGATGGCCGGGAAGGTAGTAATCCATTTCGCTCCAGACCGTGATCGTATCGTACTTGGCCGACTCAACCGCCAAGTTTTTACCACGCATTGGCACTGTCTGCACCTTGGCGTTTGCGAACACAACATTCGGCATGTCGCCGAATAATTGCTGGCGGAAGCACACGTTAAAAACTACGAGCTGCTTGTCAGTCAGGTCTTGCTCCAAGAAGCTGGCGATGGATTCACGCAGCCGGTCGATGCGGCCAGTGGCGATTAGGATTGCGGTGACGCCCATAATCAGGGTAAGAACGGTAGTTTTCTGGCTCTGAATCCACAAGCGCCTTTGTGCCCACCGCCGCCGTACTTTTGTGCGATGATGGACAAGTCCAGTTCAGAGCGCCCTTTTGCGTGATACATGGAGCAATCCCAAACAGTTCCAGTCCAGTTGAGCTTCAAAAGCGCATCATGGCCGGTTTCAGGCACGTCCTTTGAAGCGAAAACAAAGCTGCCTTTTTGAGGAGTGTTTAGTGCAAGGAATTTCAATCCATCAAACTCGACAATAAAGCTGTGCTTCATCGAGCCTTCATCAATTCCATTTTGATATGCTTGGATCATAAATCCGGCCTGTAAAAGGTTTGAGCAAATCAACTCGCTATCGGTCGAATCCATTCCCGTATCCTTTATAGCGGGATCAACTTGATCGCTCAAAAGCATCTTCCAGTCATGCTCCGACAACTCACGCGAACGCAGTCCCATTTGAAGGACATCTGCGTTTGGATCGCGCTTATCCCAAATGTCATACTCGCCAGCCAACCGCACCGCATATGGCTCGGAAACCGTGCGGTCAATGAAGTCCTGCTTCAACGGCATCGGTAAAACCTCATCTCGCTCGAAATGCGGAAGGGAAAACCATTGCCACGCCAGCCGACAGGCGGAAACGCCATCAATGCGATAACCCGGAATAGTCGCCGGGTATTTCTCAATCGCCGTCTTGTGGTGGTCGATCCAGATAATGCGCGACGAGTCGTATGTATCTCCCCCCAATGAATCGGGCGAAAGGTCTAGGATATAAACCGCCCCCTCAGACGGGAATGGAATCTTGGGATCGCCATAGTCCCAACCAATCAGTTCGGCACCCGGCAGGAACCTCTTGGCAATCTCCCGGCAAAAAAGGCCATCGAAGTCCGCGCTATGGTAAATGACTGTAATTTTGTTGCTCATATTAAATAAGTTTTCGATTCCGTAGTTCTTCCATTTCTTGCGGTGTCCATTTTTGGGCGTAAAATATCGGGTCGTCGAAATTGATTGGCCGGTTGCGACCATATTGGATTTCAAATTGAAACCAATCCTTCGTATGCTCGCGCGCGAGACGCAGGAAAATATGCTCACCAAGATTCTCCTCAAGGTACTGCGGGCCTTCTCCGAGAAAAAGCCTGACAAAATCCGGGATGTAATGATGCCGCACAAGAAACAGCGACTGCTCACACGGCATCCAGTCGCACTTGCCGAAAATAATTCCAGCGCCTTTAATCTCCGCGTACATCTGCTCAATGATCGGCCCGAAAGCTAAAACGTCCTGCTCAAAAAAAAGGAAATCCTTTTCATCGCAGTATGCGATCATGGCGGCGGCGCATACGGCACCAGTCCAGCCAGCGAAAGCATGCTTCTTGATGCCGTGCATGAGTGCATGGCAACTACCCAGATCGCCGTTAAGATAGACTGCTTGAACCGGCAGCGAGGCCGGAATCATGCAGCTATCAATTGGAGGTCTGGCACCGCTGTCGGTGATGATGATAATCTTTTCAGGTGCCGGATTCAGCTTGGCTATGTTTTCGACCCAAGTCCTAAAAAATGTGTCAGCGCCACGGCTAAATTCCCAGTGGTATCCGCTACCGATGATGTAGGGTTGAGGATTCATTTTGGTCGGCTAGTAATCCATTTCCAATTATTACCCGTTTTTATTTTTCCGATAGCATCTTTTGTTACATTAAACAGATTCCCAATCTGCCTATAATTCATTTTCCCCAATGAAAGCAGCAGCTTGATCTTCAAAACTTTTTTTAAAGTAAGCTTTGCTGCATGGTTTTTAGAGCCAAGCCTAATCCCAGTCCTTCCCTTTAAGGCCATATCACGCATGTTGTCGGTGCTTGTTCCTAGAAAAAGATGATCTGGCCGTACGCAAAATCCATTGTCGCACTTGTGACAAACAAATAATCCAGTCGGAATTGTCCCTTGTGTAATCATCCAAGCGATTCTGTGAACATATTGATAGCGTTTTGGCCAAGCAACTTTTCCGCGCCATCGGTTTCTATTTTGCCTCCAATTCCAACACTCATATTTGGAGTATTTGACATGAGCCCAAAAATTAAATTCTCTTTCATGGTTGCTCCAAGGTATTCTGCCGATTACTCCTTTTTTGTACTTTAACCGGACGGCCACCAAGCTTGCCATTTCGTCTTGAAGCAGCAGCTTTTTTAGGAGTTTTGATTTTCCCCAGCATTCCGGCGAAATAGCTGATTTTGGTTTTGTGCTTCCGCTCACGCATAGTTAAATAACCTATCGACAGGTTTTTTGTCAAACCTTTTTCTGCCAAGACCCAGACCAGTGATGGATGCAGATTGATTCGCTTGGAATTATGCCCCTTTGTTCTTTTGGCGTATCGTAGTGAAATGGGTAAAGAATTTTTGTGGGAACGATATTTACCCGTTCACGGGGGGCATCAGTCATAACGTACGGCCCGCGAGCCGCGTCCGCGTTCATCAAATAATCCTGCTTTCCAAGCTGCCATTTTAACCACGGATGACCAGCCTCCGAGCTAAAAATCGCATTGCAGATATATTTATCATCCTGAAATGCCGCATTAGCACTATGTTGAAGCATTTTATCCATCGGCTTCAGCACCTCGATGTCGGTGTCCAGATAGACCCCGCCCAGTTCATTGAGCGCGTGCAGCCGCACGATGTTCGACAGGCTGGCGAAGTTCTGGCATTTAAAAAGCAGCGACTCGTAATCAAGCCCAAGAATGTTGATATTCGATTCGCTCCAGCAGCAGTATTTCCACGCCGGATGATGGATTCTGGCCGACATCATCCATAGCTGCATGTCGCCGTCCGGCATGCCGCCAAAATGAACGTGATGCAGAATTTTTGGAATCATGCTTTTAACTTGAAGGCCATCAGGCTCAATTTGAACCACCAGTGCGTTGCTGCCGATCTTAGGCGCGCTTCCGCCCGGTCATCGCTTACATACGAAAGCCTGCCCATCATCAGCTTCACCTCGTCGTTCGTTTTCGGGTTCACATGCCCGATGCCTTCACCGTCATGGGGAAACCAAGACAAAACGATCTGCTTTGGATTTGAGTGCAGCAGGTTGAAAAGAAATCCGAATTCAAATTCTTTTGGAATATGCTCGCCAACTTCAAGTGAAATGACGGCATCAAAAAACTTCTCGCCCCTGACCGGCTTTGAAATATCAGCCGTGGCGCACAGCTCGCACATTTTCGCAACCAAAGGGTTTCCGTCCACGCCCCGCGCGTACAACCCGCGCCGGTCGAGAACTTTTACGCAGTCGCCGTTGCCGCAGCCAATATCCAGCACAGACCTTGCGCCGCTTTCAATCAGGTAATCCGCAATGGTGTGGTAAAGGGATTTATCAGCGCCGTAATCTTCGGGCGGGCAATGAAAGATGCCATTTTCTTTGATCGTTATCATTCCTTTAACAGGCAGAAAGATGCGAAGTCCTCGTTCGTCAGATGCGTGACCCGCCATTTATATTGAATGCAGAAATCCGTCACAGCCCTGACCACGCCAAACCTGAATTTTCTGGCCTGACTGTTTTCAGTGTAATCGTGGCCCATCAGGTATCCCTTCGGGCCGACCACGCGGCTCCATGCGATCAGGTCTTTCAGGCAGGCATCGTAGGAATGATCGGCGTCAATATACGCGCCCGTAATCTGTCCGTCCGAGAAATCCTTGGCCGCATCCAGAGAATCTTTTCGGATTATTGTGAACCTGCCGCCGCTATTGTGGCCCTGAATGGTTCGCTTCGTTTCCTCGAAGTTCGCATCGTGATCTTCCTGAGTGATCGGGTCGAAGTATTCCGGCCTTGGTTTCCAGCTATCAATTAAATAAACATGGCTGTAGTTCGGAAGGCTTAAAATGTCGTTGGAAAAATAGCCCTTATGCACCCCGATTTCAGCCACGGTCGAACCCTGAGGCAGCGTGGCCAGCAGGGCGATCCGGTCTGGAAGCATTGTAATTTTGCTCATTTTAAGTTAGTCCAACTCTCGTTTCTTACTATAAAAGAAACATTGCTTTTAGAAATACCGAAATCAGTGGCAAGTGATCGCAATGTTTCTCCAAATTTTTTACGCCTGCGCCTTATTTTAAGCACTTCGCATCCATTAAGTTTCGACATTGGGTTTTTCTCGCCTTTAACATCTTTGTTTCTATGCTTCTCTACCATGTCCCGCATATTATCACCATGGGTTCCTAAGAATAGATGGCGCGGATTCACGCATGGAGGGTTATCGCATTTATGTAGAACCTGTAATCCATCTGGGATTGATCCTTTATGGATTTCCCAAGATACCCGATGCGCCCCAACTTTTGTTTTTCCTGAGCCAATCATTCCATAGCCCTTTGGTGAGGTGTTTGCGACCCATGGCCAACATTCAGATTTTGATTTAACACTGACTTTTTCAAAAAATCTTTGCTTTAAGGTTTTACTAAATTTACACGCCGCGCTGCAATACTTCCTTTTGCCTAGCTTAGACAAAGGAATCTCAAAGTGGGCCTTGCATTTTTTACATCTTATTTTCAGGCTGAAACCGCGCGATCCTTGTTTTAGCCTTTGGCCTTCCGCCAAGTGCCCCGTTTTTTCGAGATGCCGCAGCCTTTTTTTCCGTCTTAATTCTGCCAAGAATTGAGGCCGCTTTACTTTTTTCTGATTTAAAATCACTCATTACGAATAACCTATCGGTAGGTTGAATGTCAACTACTTTATAGCCTCCAGCCTACAAGTTTCTTGAGAATCCTTGTCCCTTCCGATGATTTTCCAATGGCCGTCGATCAGCCGCCGCTCAGTCTCATTGATCGCATCCCATTCAAAACCGGCCATCCATAAAAATGCGGTCATGGAATCACGGTTGAGCGTTTGCTGGTGGCCATGGTTGGTGGCCAGATCGCGGGCGTGCTCGCGTGCAAGGGCCGGGCCAATCACCGGGCAGCAAAGGCGCATGGCACCACCGGGCTTCAAGATGCGGTGGCACTCGGTCAGGAATCCGAGGAGCTGCGGAGAGTTCAGGTGCTCGCCCAAATGCTCCGCAAAAATTATGTCAGCCGTGTTGTCCGAAAACGGCAGCGGCCATTTCGTCACGTCGAGATCATTGTCAAAATTCTGAAAACCGGGAAGCCGGTTTTCTCCGCATCCGAAATGCAGGTTCACAGGTTTTTCCATAAATTATTTATCATCCTCCGACCAGTTCATCGCCTTCCAGAGAAGCTGCCTCTGGAACGGCATCAGGTGGGAAAAATCTTGGGCGGTTTTGAGCTTCAGGAATTTTGTGACATCGCTGTTTTTAAGAATGTTGAATCCGCAGCCCTCGATGAATTTTGAAGCCACCTCGACGCGGACATCCTTCCAAGAACTCGCGTAGTTCAACCGGCAGATCGTGCGAAGGTTGAGTCCGCTTTTGGCGACAATCTCCTCGTTTGACCTGAGCACCGGCTTTTTGCCCTTGCCGCAGTTGACCGACATCGCCCGGCAAAGCGCGGGTGGAATCCGATCCATAAACACGATGAGGGTTTGATTAGTTTTGTTGGACATCTTGAATTTTAATGTTTTGGGCCTTGCACAGCGTTTCGAGAACTTCGAGCTGGACGGGCAGTATCTTTCCGATGAGGTGCTTGGTCTCATCGTTGTCGGCAAACTTTCCAAAAGCGTATTTTCCGTCCATCGTGACCAGCGCCGTGTGGCCGGAGGCGAGCATTGAATCGCATTCCTTGCAAAGCTTATTGGTATTTGGGCTGCGCTTCTGCTTGTTGATCAAACTTTCTCCGCACAGGCTGCAAAACTTTTGAGTCAGCACGCTGCGCGCCGCCTTCACTTCATGGGATGCCGCATTCTCGGCCTTGGCTTTGATCTGGGGTAAGAAGTGCTTCAGCACCTTCAGCTCGTCGCCGGTCGGCGAGTTGAAAATTATTCGGTTGTGTTCCATTAAATTGGCGCTGTTCTCGGCCAGCGCAGCCTCTCGCGCTTTTTACAGTGAATTGGAGCGAAATGACAGAATCGAACTGTCGTATGCTGTTTGGAAAACAGCGGCTCTACCACTGAGCTAATTTCGCACAAGCCAGATGTAAGTCGCAGACGTTTCGGACTGCGTTCAGTTTCGTAGCTATCGGATGCAACTTCGCATATCTGCGTGTCGCATGGCTGGCATGTCCCAGCGCAACTTAACCTGTCCCGCATTACCGGGACTGCTTAGACTCTACTATCCCTCACATCGGACTGAAATGACAATGCCAAATGTGGCAAAGATTACAAGAAGTATTTTTACGCCCCGTACAGGTGCCTTGGCTGGATTCCATAAAGCGATCCGGCCCGATGGGTTTTCGCGTGATGCGAGGTGTGGCCAACCGCCTTCGGACGCGCTCCTGAAAGCTGGTAAAGCGAACGCCTGCTCGTGGTTTTCACCTTCGCAGCCTTCGGTTGCCTTGTGGATTTAGCAGCCGCCTTGCCGGTGCCAGCAGAAGGGCTGGTGATTCCGACTGCAATGGCGGCGTTGCCTTCGGCCTGCGATGTCGCTTTCTGGATGAACTTCTTCGCATCCGAACCCGACATCTGCTGGATCGAACTCAGGTTGTTCACCAGCTCGTTTTTGATCGCAGCGCCGGACTGCTGCGCGAACTTTTGAAACTCGTCGTCCGTCATCGCACCATATTTTTCTTCGAGCACGGTGCGCGAAAGATTTGGAGGTGCCACTCCCTTGTCGAGCAGCGCCTGATACAACGCTTGGTTCTGCGGATTGTCGCTGACGCGAAATGCGATGGGGATGCCCGTGGCGGCGATTTTTCCGTACCAAGAATTGTCGCCCATCTGGTCGCCCAGCCGGTTGATCTGCGGATGCTGCCACGGCAGTCCGACAATCGGAAAGTTGGCGGCGATGGCGGCGCTGATGCTTGAGCGGTCAGGGTTGCCGTAAATCATCTGGCTGAAGCTCGACAGGAGCTGCTTGCCCGGAATCGTAAGCGATGAAACAACGCTCGCGCCGGTCGATGCCAGCAGCTTGTCCATGCCGCCGCTGCCCTGAGAAATTTGCTGCGCGTGCGATATGCCCTGAAAAATACCTTGGGCACCGACGATCTCGTAATACGTTCCTGCGGCCTGAGCCAATTCAGCCGCCACTGAATTATTCACCGGCCTGCCCTCGGCGGCGGCGGTTTTCATTTCCCACGCATGGTCGTCGTGCGCCGCGCTGATGCCCGCCAGCCACGAAAGCACGCTGCCCGCGCGCGTGATCGGTATGGCGGCGACCACTTTGCCAGCAAGCCCGATGATGATCGACCGTGGCCGGTAGCCCTCTTTCAACCACGCATCACGCAGCGTCTGGTTCTTCGATCCGCTGCCGGTGACGTTGATGAAAAACGGGCTCTTGCTTTGATCGTCGGCAGACGTGCTGTTCCAAGTCAGATACGCGAGCAGCGTCATCATCGAGGTGCCCACGATGGCCTCAGTCAAACGCTGCCGGGCCTGCAACTCGGAACCGAACGATTGCTTCCACGGTGTATCCTTGCCGTGCGCCATGCGGTAGCGATAAACACCGTACCGCAGCAAGCCGTAGGGCGAGTAACTTGCGTTGTAGCGGGCCACGCGCAGGGGGACGTTGACGAATCCGAAGGCGGCGATCCCAACAATCGACTTGGCACCGCCCTTTTCACGCATCTTCTGCGTGAATTCCATGAGCTGATTGATGGGCAGGATGTTTGACAGCCATCCCTCATCGGTTTCCTTGACGCCCGGAGCCTTGAATCCGGTGACACTATACGCATCAGACTCCGCAGCCCGCGCAATCTGAGCCGCCAGCGTGTCGCTGCCAATCTTGTTGGCAAAGAAGTCGCGCAACTGCTCAGACGCCGCATAATCAGCCCGCACACTGGCGGTCGGATTATCCAGACCACGCATCTTTCCATCGAGAAATGCGGCCTCCTTTAATTCGTGAATCTTCATCGGCAGTTCGCCGATCTGCTGCGTGGTAAATCCGGCATCGCGCATCGCCTGACTGCCATACAGCGAAAGTGAAAATTCCCGCTTCACCGCCATGCCCGCCTGATTGAAGGTTTGCAGGCTGCGGAAAACATACTGCTGCCAAGCGTAAATCAGCCGCAGGGCACCCTTGTAATTTCCGTTCTTCCATGCCGCGATTCCGAGATCGAACTGACGCTTCAGCTCGTTGTGAAATCCGGTCATCTTGTCGGCGTTGAATCCGTAGGCGTCCTTCTGCCATGCGTACTGGAATTCGGGCAACCAGTTTTTTGCCGCTTCGAGCAGAGATTTTACAACGGTCGGAAAATCTTGAGGACGACGGAATAAAACGGTCGGCAAATCCTTGAACAAGATCGAAGTCCAAGGCTGGAAAATGTGCAGCGTAGCGGTCGGTATGCCGGACAGCAGGGATGCGGCCTGCGATTCGCCCAAGGCTTGCAGCCATGGCTTGTCGTGATTTCCGAGATGGCGCAAAATGCTGTTCATCTGCTCCATGATGGCCGCGCGTTCGGGCGGCGACATTTCTGGATCGCTCCACTGCCTTTGCAGGGTCGAAAGTTTTTCAAACTGGTCGGTCGTCGGCTTGATCCAGCCCGCCTGTTCAGCCAGCTTGTCAACCCACTCCGGGCCGACGCGGATCAGCTTCATCAAGCTGCCGACTTTCGTTGGATCGGCGGTCTTGAGAACGTCGGTGGCGATTTTCTCACGCGCCGCCGCCAACGCTTTTTGAAATTGATCGGCAAAAAGGCGTGTAGCCGCTTCCGCCTGATCTTTGGCGAGCCCGTTCGATTCAAACCAGCGGACGGACGTGTCGTGCAGCCATTTCGGATCGTTCATCGCCCGGTAGGGTGTCGTCAGGATGGATTCGATGAGCGATTTCAGGCTCCTTGACTTCGACGCCGTTTCCATCGCCGCCGTTCTGCGGTTGGAAAACCGGGTTGTGCGCTCGGTCTCCACCTCCACACCAATTTTATCTGCGGTCGGCTTGTCAACGCCAGCATCCACCAGCTTGCGCGATGTTTCGGCGGCGTTTTCAAGGACGGTGGCGTCAACGGGTCGCGTGTTCTCTTTCGGATTAAGCGCGTCCTCGATGATCTTGGCGACTTTCTGCCGCGATGTGCCCGGCTTCAGCCACTCAACGCCGGAGTGCTTGTTCTCCAGCTCCTTGAGCTTCGCTTCGGCTGTTTCTTGGGCCAGATTATTGACCACGTTCTTGGTTCCAAGGCGCGCATTCGCCTCGATGACCTGCTTCCGCTGACCAGCCTCGCGCGCCAGCTCTTTTGCAGTTGCTGGCTTTACGCTCTCGTTGATCAAATCGCTTTCAAGCTTTGAAATTTCAGCCGCCCGCGCCTCGTCTGAGGCCACCGGGTTTTTATAGAACGCCTTGATGATGTCGGCGACTTTTGAACGGCGTGCGGGTGACACCATTTCGGTCTGATCCGACTGCAATTTGTCGAGAATCGACTGAGCCCGGTTCTGCTCGAACGCGGCATCCGCCTTTACCGCCCGGTCGGTCTTGGTGGCCTCGCGCGCCGCCTTGTCTTTCCAGACCTCGAACGCCAGACGGTCGGCGATGTCCTTGGGAACGGTCGCGTCCTGCAATCGCTGCGACAGGCGATCTTGAAAATCTTTTTCATCGTACCGTGCCAGCTTGTTTTCGCCGATGGCTGAATCAACTATGACCCGAATGATCGACTTCTTGGATTCCGGTTTCAGCCACTCGGTTTGCGACCGCTCATATTTGTCGAGCAGCGACCGTGCCTCAAGCGATTCGGGTGTGTGTTCGTCGATCAGCTCCTCCAGCGTCTTGCCTTCATCGTTTTTACCACCGGCAACCACGCGCTCAACTTCTTCCGGCTCCAGCTTCAGCCCGGACAACCGGCGCATGAGATCAATCCAGATTTCGTGGTTCGACAACCCGGATTTTTGCTCGGCGGCACGTTCACGCTCCTCTGTGAAAATTTTATAAATCTGATTCACAGCCACGTTTTTGGCGTCGGAAAATTCACGCATCGCGCGCACGGCTTGCGCCGCCTCGCCGGTTCCAGCCGGATCGACCAAGGCGATAAAATCCCGGCTGCGGTTGTACATCGTGTCGATCAGCGATGTGTCGCCGGTCATGGCCAGCTTGACCGCATAATTACGAAGCTCGACCTGCAACAGCGGCAGGCCCATGGCGTTGTTGCCCAGCAGCGAGTGGATCGCAATGCCCTTGCCGTGCCGGGTTATTTCATCGGTCAAATCGTTCGCCAATTCCTTGGCCTGCGAGGTTAATTCCGGCGTGACAGGATGGCTGGCATCAAACAGCTTTGAACGGATTGCCGACTGGATTTCAGCAATGCGTTCCGGCTGGTAGATTTGGCCGATTTCCGGGATGCCGCCGACTTGGGCGCGTTTTTCATCCTTGGATACACTGAATCGAATATCTGGGTTTTCATTTGAAAACGATCCTGAGTTTTCCGTGGCATGTTTGACGCTCGTTGGAGAGAAAATGGCGTATGAGGTCGCAACCCCACTTCCAACATTAACGCCATCATCCACGTTTTTAATTATCAAACCATCCCGGCCTTCAGCTTTTGCCTCACGCGCAAGTTTCGATAATCTTATGGCATCACCAATGCCTCCTCCAAAATCGACTTCGAGAGGGTTTTTGATGTTTAAATAAACCGGAGTTAAAGTACCGGGCTCAATTTCATTTCCATCAGAATCCTCGTAGATATTTTCGCCAAACTCGCGGGGATACATATACTCACTTGCAATGTCCTCGCTATCCGAAAACCAAGCCGTATTAGGTACTTCAACGCCGGACGATGGGCGAATGGTTTTTATATTCTTTCGAGTTGACCCATGATAAACCACCAGAGGCTTTCCATTTGCATCAACCACCTTGCTGCCCGCGAACCATTTTTTGAATTCAGGTGTTTCGGTCTGATTTTTTGCAGCCGAAAATTGCGCTTGCCCCTCTTTGCCAGATGTGTCAAAGTTTTTCTGGTCAGCGGTTGGTGGAGCGAAATTAGAGGGCGTCGGAGCTTCGGCTTGCGGATTAACCCTCGGCTCTAGCAAACCACCAACGCGCTGACCAACCTGCACAACCTGCGACCGCATCACACGACCATTTTCCGTTTCAGAATCAGGCCACGAATACTGCGTGATGAAATCACCCTGCCCATCGACCTGCACGAGATGCCAGACCTTTTTTCCGTTTATCTCGTAGGCTTTTATGAATGCGGTTCCGTAGGTGTCGGTGTCATCACGCTGCATCCGGGTTACGAAATCAGCCTGCTTGACGGTGTTTTCGATATTATTTGCGAGCAGCACCTTGTTGGCGTTCGGAGTGCGCCGGTCGGAATTCGATATCGCATGGATCGCACGGGCGGTCATGCTGTTATCAGGAATACCAAGTCGCTTGGCCGTGACTGGATCAGGGCTGGCAAAGTTAATCCGCATCCCACGGGCTTGAATCGTTCCCACAGTATGCGCGAGGTTGATTATGCTGTCGCGCGCCTGTTTGTACTGGTCGGCAGGCAGCGGGTGGAATGGCGGCACTTCAGGCACCACCTCGTTCTTCACATCGCCAAAGCGTTTTCCTTCGTAGAATTTACCCTTTTTGGTAACGCTGAACATCGCGCGGGGCTCAACTTCAACTTGGCCTTTGACTGGAATCTGTTTTCCCCGATAGATGCCGCTGGTTTTTACAGCCACCGGGCTGACGCGCGAAACATCCTTGTTAAAAAGCGGATTGTCGCCGATAAATTTTGCAAGATTGTGGGTAACGGTGTTTCCGTTTGAATCCGTGACTTTGATTGCGGTGGTTCCAGATGGAGCCTTGATCCGCACCTTCTGGGTGGCGGTGAGCGATTCCTCTGGCGACATATCCGACTGTGATCCGGGCTTAAAGCCTTCGACCGAATGCTTTATTTGCACCGTTGGGCGCTTGAGCATCTGCGCGTAATTCTCGGACTCTTGCTGAACCCGTGGCGCTTCCGGCATCACGCCCGGAACCTTGCCTTTTCCGGGCACCTTCACAAACATCGTGGCGACCTTGTGGGCGTTTGAGTAATAACCGTCGAATCCTGCGGCCACGATCATGCGCTCCTTGATCGTGTTGAACAGCGCCGCGTTCATCACGCCCTGACCGAGCGTTTTTCCAACCGTTGCCGCCTTGTCGTAGAAATCCAGCGGATCGTTGTCGATGTCGTAAAGCTTTGAGGCGTGAATCTGGATCGCCTGCTTGATGGGGCCAAGGCCGGATTCCTTTTTATACCCGCGCAGCCCGAAATAAGTCCGGTTGAGGTACAGTCCGGGGAATTGCGCCTTTCGTTTGGCCTCCTCGCCGACAATTCCCTTGCCGTGGAACGCCGGGTCGATCACGTCACGAAACTTGTGAGCCCAGCGATGGATTTCAACGAACCCATCCGGCTGCTGGCCGATGATTTTGTTCAGTCGGTAGGCTTCGCTTGGCTTAACTCCAGATTCTGGAGCCGTTTCATCGCTTTTACCACCTCCGCGTTTCCACCACTGGAGGTCGGAGAAATCTCGCGGGTCTTTTTTGGCGACACTGAACTGCGTTTTTTGGTTTTCATTTAACGGGCCTTTCCAATCGTGCGTCCACTCCGGGAGCAGCGCCACTTTTTGTTCCGCGAACGGGCGATCCTGCGGCTTGATGTTTTTTCGGACGCCATTCTCGTCGTAATTATGCGGCCCGTAGTTCACCCATGAATTCTGGCCACGGGTTTCCGACGTGAGCGCCTTCTGCGCCAGCGGGCTGAACATCTGGCTGTGCTTGATCCAAGCATTTTCCTCGCCCCGCGCGCCGAATTGAAAATCTTCCGCCGCGTGGCCGAACAAATCGTGCACGGCGCGCAGCTTGTCGTTCAAGGTCAGGCCATTCGCATCCTTCACGTTGAGCAGCGGATGCTCCTCGCCGCCCGTGAAGAAATAAAGATGATGATTGTCCCGGACATCCTTCACCATCTCCCGCGAATTGGCATACGGCTGGCCCTCTTTAGTCCATGCCTCGAACTTGATGCCCATTTTCTGCTCCGCGTAATCCCACTGGGCTTGAATTTCCTTCCCCAGCTCATCGTACGCCGCCAATGTCTGCGGTGACTGGTCGGTCTTGGGAAGCTTTTCGTACTCGGCGGCGATGGCGCGGGCTCTAGCCTCGTCAATCGGCGCATAATGCGGCTGCGTGGGCGGCAACCCTACGGTTTTATTGTAGTCGTTGGCGGCTTGCTGGATGGCGGGGTTGGGCTGGGCTTCTGGCCGGACAGGTATGGCTGGCCCCCCGGCTTCCACCCCTTCGGCGGGCGGTGGTACTCCGGCTCCGGTTCGATTTTGGTCTTGTCCGACATGGTTTTCATCTTGCGCCTGTGGTTGATTATTGTCAAATGACAAATTTGGCAAACTTGCCGCACCAGCCGGTGCTGAATTTTGATCCGATGGCTTTTGAAACCTGCCCGCCAGAATGTCCCGCGCGTGCTGGTCGCCGGTTTTATCAAGGCCGACGATTCCGGTGATGAAATCCATCGCCCGGTTGACCCAAGTGTCCTTCGGGGCGTTTCCCTGCTCGTGCCAGTTCTGAAAAATGTTTGCAAACGTCTCGCGCAGCAGGTCGCTTTCGGTCGGGGGCGGCAAATTGTTCTTCGCGTTGAAATCGGCGTACCGCTGGGCCACTTCCGGCGCGATCTTGTCGCCGTACTTCGCCACCACGCTGGCCATCTGGTCTTGATTCACCAGCCCCATCGACTCCAGCAAGTGGGTTGACTCGTGGGTGAAGATCGGGCCTTGGCTGTCGATGTAATTTTTGTTGATGTAGATCGTCGGATTGCCGGTATCCGGGTTCTGCTTCACAAAATAACCCTCCCAGCCGGACGCGCCGACCGACTGCTGGGCTTTTTGAAAATCATCGCCGCTCACATGCTGCAAAACTGCCGCGTCTTGACCGCCGACTTGGATGATATGCGTGTCCGGCCCGACCGGCTTTGCGACGACACCGTTTAGAATCGTGGTCGGCGTGTCGGTCTGCTGGTTTTGATCGAGCGTGACCAGTTTTTTTGTCGCGTCATTGATCTGTTCCGGGTTCAGCGATGAATCAAATGCGGCTGTGGCCGGATTTTTGGCGTGAATCCAAGGCTCATTAAACAGCGCCCCCTCTGCCGCCGAGCGCAGCAGGTCTCCCGCGCTGTAATCGCCGGATTTTAATTGGTCGTACACGTTGAATGCGGCGTTGATGCCGCCCGCTTGCGCCACGTTGAGCACGTTGACAGCAGCTTTTTGAACGTCGGGTGAATAAGTTTGAGACCACCGCTTGTAGCCGTCCTTGGTGGCACCAGATTTCAAAAGGTCATTCAGTGCCGCCCTGCCCGTATCTGTTCCAATCGTCCGAGCGGCCCGGATGATATTGAATGGATTCGGCTTTCCGATCACGGCAAGGCTTCCCAGCTCGCTGGCGATGGGGTGTGCCGCCACGTCAGCCTGTTCTGACTTGGTGCCCAGAAACGAATCGGGAGCGACGTAATCTGCCGCTGCATTCTGGATGCTTTTTACACCAGTCGCCGCCGCAGTTCCGGCTCCAAACATTCCAATGAGACCACCAAGGACAGCGCCTACACCTTCAGAAATTCCAGTTTCGCCAATGACAGGCACAAGTGCGCCAGCCAATGCCCCGACACGGGCTCCTGCGGCAGCGCCAGCAATGCGGCCAATTGGTGCGGCGGCTATGAACCCAGCCGTTGGCAGAACATTTCGGGCTGCGCTCCGGGCGGCTGCGCCAATAGCCGAAGGCTGATCTGGAGCCTGCCTGATGATGTTGGGATTTGCCAGCGGCTGGGGCTGGTTAAGCATAGCGGCCTGCTGTTCGTGAAGCTGTTCGGCGTATTTATCTGCGCTGTCTGAATTATCAAAAATCCCAAGATGGCGACCCGTATTTTGATATTGCTGAACCGCCTCATCGTTGCCCATTATCCGGCCATCATCTGAAACAGTCGGTATTAAAACTTCACCCTTGTCTGTCCCAATTGAAATAGATCGAACCGTGCTAATGGAGCCGTCCGCGTTTTTAACGTGCGGGCGGTTATTTAGGTCGATGTTGCCGGGCTCAATCAAACCATTGGAGTCAGTCCCGGCTTTGGGAATCAAATCATCAAAAGCATTTGTGGTAATCGCAGGCGGCGCGACTGGCGCTGCGGGAGCTGGTATTAAATCATCAAAAGCCCCGGTTGATGCCGGGGCTTGAGATGGGACAAGATCATCGAACGCGCCCATGATATTTAAAGCTGGATGTTGTACTGCTGCAAGAGGCGCTGCTTGACGGCAACCGGGTTGGCCCCGCGCGCAATGGCCAGCTTCGCCTGCCCGATGAGGACGTTTGGATCAATTGCAGGCGCGGCAACCGGCGCAATGATGGGTGCCGGACTTGGTTGACCGTTCGGATTTGTCATCGTGTTCGCAAACCGTCCTGTCGAGGCATCAACCGTGACCGCAGGGTCTGCGCCTGATTTTAGTGCTGTGACAATTTGCGGCGCACGCTGCTGCCAGTCACCAGCGGGCTGAACAGGATCGGGCGCAGCCGATGGCGCGAACAAATTATGGCCAACCGTTGCCGCCCAGCTAACCGGATTCCACTTTTGGAGCGGGCTTACATTCGTGTCCAGCGGCGGCGCTGAAATGTCCGACTGGATTTTCATCGCCAGATTACCTTTACGGACTTTTTCCTGACCCGAATTATATTCGGCCACAAAGGGTGCGAGCTTCGAGCTTCGATAATCAATCGCCTGCTGATAAAGCGGGGATTTTGGATCAACGATTTTTGGGATCGCATCGACGGGCAGGGGTATGCCATTGCGAATCGACTGGTCGAGTGTGGTGGCAAATTTATCAAACGCATGTTGTGAGCTGGCGTTGGCCAGCACCTTGATCTGAGTCGGCTTGAAATTTGGATACTGCGCCGCAAGCTGATCCTCGGTCTGTGGCAGCAGACCCTTTTCGGCCAAACTCTGCGCCTGCTGAAAATCATGGTCATCCAACTGCAACGTCCTATCAGCACGGGCTCCGGCGTACTGGGTTGCAACATCTTTTTCGCGCGATGCCCGATCAAGTGCAGACTGGCTACCTTTGAACGCCATCTCAGAATTGAACTGGGAATCAGACTGGCTCGCGGCTGCGTCCTGCTGCTGCTGCGAAAGTGTGGCCTGCAATGCGCGGGACTGCGCCGCGTCATAGCGCGCGGCATTATTTTGATTCGCGCCAAGGTAATACTGGTCGTAAGCCTGCTGCTGCTGGGCGATCCCGTCCGGCGATGAAGCGTAGAGTATCATTGGAATTCTGCGCGCATGGCGTCTATTTGTGCCTGAGTGTACTGCGGCTGGCCTGAGTACGAGTAGCCTGTATCAGCACTCCCGGAATATCCGGTTCCGCTTGGCGGCGGCGCGCTATATCCATTGTCCACCGGATTCGAATTTCCGGTGGCATAACTTCGCTGCCCCTGCATTACCATCCGGTATCCGGTTTTTTGCGTTGCATCTGGAACATACCAATTGCCATCCGATCCCTGAACCCAGCCCTGCGCTGGCGGAGAGCTGGCGCTGATTCCGGCATTTGAAAGCGCCTGAGAAAGCGTCGGTGAGGTGGAGGGGGCGGAGCTGGTTCCAGTGCGATAGCTCCTTGGCGCAGATACGTTAAATCCCGGAGCCGAAGGGACGCGAGATGTATCATAGGGTGCGTTGAACGTGTAAGCGTTCGCCCGCTCATCAAGACCTTGCAGCGCCGATTGGTTTTGAATCTGGCCGGACAAAACCTGTTGCCCGACTGAAATCGGAACTGAAAGCTGCTGTAAATAAGCCGCCGCCTGAGCGCGGGACATGCCTGCTGTTTGCTGGCGCAGTGTCTGAATATATTGCGCCGTCTGTGAATCGTTTTGGCCGATATACTTGGTGGTGTCCGCGTTCTGATTGTAGATGTCGGTGTTGATACCCGACTGGGTTTGGGCCAGCGCAAGCTGTGACTGGTTGACGGCACCAGCAGTGGATGTCTCAGCCGAATAATTTTGGCCCGCCAATCCCTGAAGATATTGATCCAGCGAAACTCCACGGTTTGACAAATCAGCGTTCAACGCCGATTGACCTGCGTACTGCGACTGAAGATTTTGATAGTTGCCAGCATCCGCCTGCGCGTTCGCGGCGTCAAGCTGATTGACCTGCTGATAGCGGCGGTCGGCAAGCTGCTGCTGGAGCGGTACGTTGATATTCTCATACGCCATGATGTACCGGTTATCGAGGTTTCCGCTCCCGCTGGTCGGCGTGCCGCTCGTCAACTGATAAAGATCGTTCTTTTTTTGGGCCTGCCGATAAGCCTGATCAGCCACCGCTTGGGAATCCGTCTCATATTGATTGTTCTGAGCGGTAAGATTTGTCGAAAGATTGGCGAGCCGGTTGGAAACTGTTGCGGCGTAATTTTTATTATTGTCCGCGATGTCGCCCTGCACCGTATTTTGATTCGCGGCGTAATCAGCGTTGTTCTTCCGCAACTGATCTGCGGTCAATGCGGTTCCGCTTTCAAGCGATGCCAGCGAGCCGGTTAAACCAGCCTGATAGTTTCGGGCCGCATCCGTCGCCGTGGCCAGCACATTCGCCTGCCCGGTGTCGTAACTGCGGTTGTTGGCGAGCAGCGCATCAGCCTGATTGGAGGCGGCGGCGTTCACCCGGTTCTCGGTTCCAGTTGTGTCAAATGCCGCCTGATCTTTTTCCAACTGGGTTTTGCTTTGAGCATTTATGCCGTTGGCTTGGCTCAGATAATCGTTGAACGACTGGGACATCAGCTTGCTTTGCGCGCTGGTATCAGTCTGAAGCTGGTCAATCGCGCCGCTGATGGCCGGGTTTTTGGCGGTTCTTGAAACGCTGAAATTCTGCTGCTGCACACCGACATCAGCGGCATTGCCCACCTGACTGCCGTTTGAATAATACGTCGGGCGACCGGAGGCATCGGTGTAGGTGCCGTGGTATGGCTGGCCGGTCGAGGTATCAATCCACTGACCGCTTGAATTTTGCTGCGGGGCGGAACGGTTGGACTTGACTGGCGCGATGGGGGAGGTTCCGTATGGCTGAACGCCGGTTCCATTCGATGAGTAGCCGGTGATCTGGCCGGTTACACTTCGAACCGGCGCCTGCGTCGTGTCCTGCGCGGAATAAAGATTCACGTTTTTATTTGGCTGGCCAAGCCGTTTGTAACGACATTCACTTTTTGAACCCAGTCAGCAAAACTTTGCTCAAGCTGCTGCTGATAAGCGGCGCAACCTGCGGGATCAATCTGAACTATTCGCTGTGGCAACGCCGGAAATTTCAAGGTCGGGATCGGATTTACACCGCTGATGTCCGAACGGTTGATCAACCTGTCCTTATCCGTCGTTGCTGCCATAGTGCTGTCTTAGCACCCAAAGCCGAGGAGGTCAACAGATTTCAATCTACTCGATCAGCGCAAGCCCCTGCTTGTGCCATCCAAAAATCATCCCGCCGTTGGGGGTTCGCTTGTGATGGATGTTGGACATGGCAACCTGAAAACATGGCGATTCAAGGTCGGACAAATCAATGGGCGCGCCATCATCGTGGAGTGTCTTGACGATCTTGGTAAGCGATTCAGCCAGCCCATCGTGGTTTCCCGACCCGACCTCAAAAACGTAAAGTTTCTGACCCGGAATTTGCGGCTCAATTTTTCCTTCCCACTCCGCGCGCGGAAGGTGTTCCTCAACTTCCCGCTGGTTGCCGGATGATCCGCCAGAGCCCGGCACCTCCTTGGCCAGAAAATGATACCCGTTGCACACCGGGCATTTCCACTTTCGGTAAATCGAGCACGACGGGCAGAATCTGGCGTGGTAATCGCCCATCTCCTTTTCTGTTTTGAAGGCTGCTAAATTTTCGAAAACACAAATCTTTTGATGCAGGGGTGCCTTCGGAATTCCTCGCCACGTCGTTCTGGTTTCGAAAATGGTCATGCCATCACCTCGCTTATTTCCTGCGTCAGATGAAATCCAATTCCGGCGCAAACCATGTCGTCATGCCAGAACGTGGTTTGACCACTGTTAAGGATGCTGTGAATCCGCTTCCATGTGAACCAGAGCACGCCCTGCATCTCGCAGGGCACCATTTTATTTTCGAACGCCAGCAGCCGCACGGCGGCGGCAACCTCATCGTAATTCCCAAGCGTCCGCAATCCAACGAGGCTCATTCGCTTTCCACTCCAACAGTTGTGGATGTGGCCATCAACCGTTACCGGCTCAGGGTCGGTTGGATCGCACACGTTGAGGTAGAAGCTGCGGGTTTTGGGGGCGAGGATCAGCGACAGCGGATCAGCGCCGCCCGCCAGCGCCCAAGCTTTCCGCTTGTTGTTGCCATAGGTGCTGACCTTGAAATCTTCGATGGATCGACCAGCCCGGTGGTTTTTCAAAAGGTTGCGCGCGTCACGAAGATTTCCATTATAGTCATTGTTTGGCGACAGGGCGCAGAAAACTGCGGCGGCAATCCGGTGGCTGTATCCGTGATTTCCACCCATCATCCGCATGATCTTGTTGTATCGCCGGTATGATCCGCGACCGTCAACCAGATCAGCCTTGGTGGCCTGATTAAAAATCAGCCTTAAATTTTCAATGCTCATTTATTTTCGGCGTCCTTGTCGGCAATCCACTGTTTTACCGTTTTTCCAAAATGGGCCTCTGCACAGGTGAAGCAGAAATACTCGCCGCAGTAAAGACACCGGTAAGCGGTTGAAAAATGTCGGCGCAGCCCGCAGTTGCAGACAATGGCTTTTTCTTTATGTAACATCTCCAGTTGCATTTTAATCCTGATGGCTTTTTCAGGATCACGCTTTTCGGCGTTCCAGATGTATTCGATGGTGCTCATAAAACCTTGAGCACCGCCAGCGCCCGCTGGCAATCGGGATGCTTGCATCCACGAATGCCGATGGTGATGCTCATAATCGTGCTGCTGTCGGATTTATTGTAATCGCCCCGAATCACCCGTCTGGCAATGGCAACCCAGCTTTCGAACTTCTTTTCTTCAGCCGCGTGATCAAACGGCTTTTCAGACAATGCGTTCCGGCTCATGCGCTGGCCCTCATTCTTTCCACCGCCGACTCCGCTTCCATGATCGCCATTTCGATGTGGGCGCGCGACGGGTTCTTGTCCGCGCCAAGAATTCCAAGCCGCTCCACATGATGGTACAGGTACTCGCGCTGCTCGTCCTCGATCATTGACGGTGCCTTCAAAAAATATCCAGCGCCCGCGCTGTAAAGCTTCAGCAATAAATTCTCGACGGGCGCTGACTTGTCGAGCGAGATGAGTCTTTTGGCCAGCCTTGCCGTGTCGGCGTGCTGCGCGACCTTGGCTGACATCTTGCAGCGATTCTCCACACCGGCAGCGATCACATCCTCCAGCATTCCGTACTTTAGAAGCAGCTCGTTGGCGCGCACCGGGCCGATGCCCTCAATGCCCGGAACATTATCGCCATCTTCGCCGATCAGCGCCTTGAGATCGACAATCAGTTCCGGGTATGCGATGCCATGCCGGGTGCAGATCATTTCAATGGTCATGGCTGAAACACCGCCGCCATTGACCGGCTTGCAGACGCAGATGTTTTCGCTGGCGATCTGCAACAGATCGGTGTCTGTTGACAGCACCAGCACTTCGAAACTTTCGGTCGCCCTGCTCGAAATGGTGGCGATCAGATCGTCGGCTTCGAAGGTGGCAACCCGCTCCACCCACCAGCCCATTTTACTCCATTCGGAGAATGCCGCGTCGATCCACGGCTTGGTGTCGCTGGTTCGGTTCGCCTTGTATTCCAGGTACAGTTTTTTTCGCCACGTTTCAGAACGCGGACAGTCCAGCGCGACCATAAAATGGTCAGCCTTTAGTTCCCGGATCGCCCGCTCAATCATGCCGGTCGCAGTCGGCGTTGATTTTTCAGGAGGAATCTCGCCGCCGAACGAAGCGCGCATGGCGATGTTGCTGCCGTCGATGATCAGGAGATTCATTTTATTCCAAATTTAAGATTTCATCGCGCAGCTTTTTAGCCTCCATCACTGTGATTGGATTTGAAAATTGAGGTGCTTCGGCAGCAAGCTTGGCCATAAGCCTTCTGTCCCTATCGAAAACATTCAGCAACGCATCGCGCTGGCTGATTTGTCTGCGAAGGTTTCGAACCATGCGCTCTGCGCTTTTTAATGATTTACTTTTGTAGGGCTTTAGCATGAATTGATTTTTAGCGGTTCAGATCGGTAGGGTTTCAAATAGTTCGATTTTTAAACGCTGAAACACTTTCCAAAAATTTTCAGTTCCTTTTTGGTATGTCTTGCCAAGCCGCTCAGCCAACGCCTCACATTGAGTTCGGTACTCGACATCCATCCTGCGGATTTCAGATGGCAGATGTTTTAATTTCAAACCGCCATTGAAATACGGCACCCAGCTCTTGCGTGAATTTTCCCTCAGCGTGATCGCCTGAAGATTCCAGCGATGATACCCAAGGCTGGCTTCAATCCTGTCAACGCTCAGTGACATCGAGGACTTGCCGCGCAGTTTCATCAGATCGTTCTTCTCGGCGAATTCCGCGTACTCGGCCAAGGTCAGGGTGCAAACCACCCCACGCCCGCGCGCCCTGCGCTTGAGGTTCCCAAACGCATAGGCGATTGGGTGCTTCTCGCGCCACGCCCTGAGCCGGTGCTTGTGGCACTTGTCGCTGTGCTCAGCCGGGCCGACCGTGCGGCGGCAGTTGCGGATGCGGCAGGGTTTTCGGGTTGGTGATTTCATTTTAAATTACCAATCATCCCCAGCCACCGCTTCAGCTATTCTAGATTTAATAATTTCATCCATGTGAGCCCCAAAATTCTGAAATGGTTTCTACCTGATTGGTATCAATGTAGGGAAAATCCAATCCCTTGTTATCCGACGGAGGGCTCCATTTGCACGGCATGTGATCTGGGCAAGGTTCGTATCCTGAATCTTCCAAGAATTTAATTAAGATTTCCTTGTCGGTCATATTTTTACTTTGACATATTTGTCATTCGTTGCAAGCTTTATCTGTAATTGATGTCCCGGTAATGCGGATCGGTTTCACACGCATGGTTCAGGCAGCGGCCATCAGTTATCTGAGCCTTGCAGTTCCGGCATTTTTGGATGCGCGTTTTTTAAGCAGGCGGATATTTTGGCGCGCCTCCAGCAGCAGCTCATCAATCTCGCGCAGCTTATGCAGCTCGGGATCAGAATTTGAAATTTTATGGATCAGGTTTTCGGCGTGACACACGCGCATGTACACGATGGAAAATTGTCGCTCAGATTTTTTTGACATAATCTCTGGGGTCTGGAACATCTTTGTCGGCGAACTTCACGGCTGATTCAAATCTCGTATGGGTTTTATAAAATAAAATCTCAATTTTTCCAGTTTCGCCATCGCGGCACTTTTCGACCTGTAAATTCACCGGCTGAATATCGGGTTTCCACTCTCCTTTATTTTTTAAAATCCAAACCGAATCGGCATCATGCCCAATAGCCCGACTCTCACGAAGTCGGTCGTCATCATTTAATTGGGAAAGACCAAGCACAGCCATATCCAGCTCAAGGGCTATTCCTTTCATGCCACGGCTAATGTCGGCTATCTGCTGTTCACGGTTATCGCCAGTTCCGACGAGGAGCTGAATGTTTTCTATCACCATGATCTTGATTCCAAATTTTTGCTTCAACCTCCGGGCAAGCGCCCTTGTTTGACCAATAGTGAATCCATTTATATTCTCAATGTAGATTGGAGAGTTTGCTATTTTACCGGCAGAATGAATCATCCGCACAATATCCGGCTCTGCCATCTTTCTAAAATTTGAACGGGCTTCTGAGCAGATCGTTCTGATCGCAAGCTTTACTGGCTGCATCTCCGCCGACAGGATCGCTGATGGAATTTTTGCAAGCGCATTATGGACTACAATGTTCAAAGCCAAGGCTGTTTTCCCGCACGATGTTGGTGCGCCTATGACAATAAATTCTCCACCGTGAATTCCATCGGTAAGCTGGTCGAGATCGGGTAGTCCAGTGCTGTAACCTGTGATTGTATCCCAGTTTTGGCTGCGCGCCTCGATCAGCCCAAGGGAGTCGTTGAATAATTGCTTGATTGACCTTGATGAATGGGCTGATGGACGGATTTGAAGCACGCGCGACTCCACTGAGTCAAGAACGGTCGTCGCATCTTCGTGCTCGTAAGCCAAGGCTATTGCGTCTGTGCACGTCGCTATTACCGACCTAAGAATATATTTTTGCTCAACCTCTCGAATCCATGTCGCCAAGTTGGCAGAGCTGGTCACAATGTCCTGACAACGTGATAAAAATTCTAAAGCCGCACCTTTCTCCATGCTTGAGTCATCCACAACCCTTTGAAGAACAGTCACAAGATTTATTTCGTCGGCACGCATTGAGCACATGACATCCCAAACCATCTGGCTGGCAACGGTGTAAAAATAATCACGGCTCTTTATAACCATCTGAGATTCGCTCATGCACTTATTAGGCTCCAGCAGGCAGCAGCCGATTACGCACTGCTCAGATTCTGGGGCGTGTGGCGGCAATCTGTCATTCATCAGAAATTTCCTCCGGCTGGGCGACCCGCTGCTGCCGCTTGTCTTGATGATCCGTTTCGAACCTCGGTTTGAATTGGATTAAACTGGTGGTGAAATCCATTGATTGTTCTAGCCTGACGGCAGGCGAATGACACGGCTGGCATGTTCCACGCCTTTTTGGCGATTTCAAGCAGGTCGATAAGTAAAATACCCATCGACAAAAGCTGCTTAACCGCCTTTCCGTCCCGACCCCCATCGAACTGATAATCAACCCCAAACTTAGATTTGTAATTTTCGACCCATCCTTTTATGAAGGCTTCGTGATTTGGATTTTTTACGGATTTTTTAACCGCCTCCACCCTTGGTGGAGATATAGAAGATGAAGAAGAAGAAGAAGCGCCGTCTCCCACCCGTTCACCCACCCGTGCGATTGGTGAACGGGTGGGTTGTTTTTCAGACGAAAAACGGGTGTTTCCGCCCCTCTGGTTCCGTAACCATTCATCCCGAACCATTCGGCTAGAATACCAACAAGGCTCCTTGGTAGCTGGAATCAAGGTATGCGTGTCGCCAGTTTGACCGGCATGGCGGGTTGTGTGCGTGAAGGCATCCATGCCCGTATCCGATCCCTTGAGGACTTGCTTGCGATACAACTCCTGCACCAGCTCCAAGGTTATGCCTGCGGCTTGGGCCAGTTCATCCAGCGGCCATCTGACGACGCCATATTCATCGCTGTCGTGAAGCACGCACATGATGTCAACCCAAGCCCCGCGCGCAGAGAGCGAGCAGCGTCGAAGGTTGGCATTGCCGCGCCAATCGCCGGGATAAAATTGAAAAGATGGTCGGTTCATGCGATTGATTTTCTGATCTCGTCAAATGAGGGCTTAAAAGCCGTGGCTGTTTCCGGCCAGCGGATTGTTCTAGCGGCTTCCAACTTTCCGTGTTCAATGCAGTATTCGATCAGAACAGGGTTTCGGGCGATGGCCATATGCGCCTCCTCCATCCGGTTTTGCTCGATCTTGTGATGCGCCTGACAGAATGTGATAAGCGCGTAGTTGGGATAGTTCCACGGATCAGTATTCCGAAGATAGGCCCGGTGGTGAACATCGAGCATTGATGTGGTGCTTGTGCACCCCGGATATTGGCAGCAGAAGTGATCGCGCTGAAGAATTTCAAGCCGTCGTTTTTGCCATCTCCGGTCGCGCAACTTTTCAGTGTAGGATTTACGGCGACTCATACAAACCCCCAAAGACTAAATCCTGCCGCCGAAGTAGCGTGAGACGACGAAGCGGCCCGAAGGCACTTTGAAGGCGCGACAACAGCAGCAGGATTTAATTTTTGATGGTTCATTTTTAACTTCGTCGGTCGTCTCAAGACCGGTCAGATTTCTCTGACAGCGCCGATATTGCCACAGTTGTCATCCGGCGGCAACATATTTTTATCGAAATTTTAAAACCAGCGTGTACGGTGTCGGCATGAAGGCGATTTTATTGACAATCCTTACCGCCCTTTCGTGTCACGCCGGATTCCTTGAAAGGCTTTCACTAGTTGAGTCCGGCAACAACGACACCGCGCATGGGCGGTCTGGGGAGGTATCCCGCTGGCAGGTCATGGAGTACGTTCGCCGCGATTATCCCGGCACCGTCTGGACTGATCAAGCCAGCGCGCGCCGGGCGGTGGTGCAGGAGCTGAACGCGCGATCCGCGCGGTTCATGCTCCGGCGAGGCCGGTGGCCGACCGAATTTGAGCAGGCGCTCCTGTGGCACTGTCCGGCCCGCGTGGGGCACCCGACTGCGGCTGACGTTGATTACGCCCAAAGGGTTGCGAGGTGAGGTGCCACTTGCCGCAGAATTCACAGACGTACGCGCGCAGGAACTCACAGCGGTTGCCGGGCTGCGCCATCGCGTTGGCGGCGCGGATCATGGCGCGTTCGTGGGAATCGAACTTCACCTTGCCAGACCTGCGGCAGACCTTTTTCACTTTCTTCAGAGCTTAGTAGATCACCTCGCGGCGGCGCAGTGCATCGAACACGGCGGCGCGTTGTGCGTCCGTCAGCTCCGGGTCGTTGATCTGCGTGAGCACATCGTACCGCTCGATCTGCATGGGCTGCTGGCCGACACCGGGCTCGGGCCACCGCATCTCGACGTACTGAACCTGCCAGTCATAGGTGTTGTGGAACAGGTCAACCTGCTTGCCTTCAACCGTCACAAACTGCCGGACGCTCGGTTTGCACGCGATCCAGCCATGGCGGGGGACGCCCTTGATGAACTGCCAGACAGGTTCACCAGCCACCTCATCAATTCCACCCGGCCCGGCTGCACCCTCAGTCATGCACAGGCTGATCGTGGAGCGCCTGCCATCCGCGTGGTGGAGCATGTGGCCCACCCGGTAGATCGGGCACTGTTGCCAGAACCGGCTGCGCTGGATGACGGAGATGCCGCTGATGGTGTCGGCGCTCATGCGATGAACCTCCAGACCGCCCAGATGGTGACGATGTGCCAGACGTTATCGACCACGATCATTGACCATGGGGCGCACTGACCGGTGCGGAATTTGTTTTGTCCGATCAAATCCATCCACGCCCGTATGACGTTGGTGCGATCTTGAACATAATGCGTCCAGAATAAAATCATCCAGACAACCAGCGTGTGCCAACTGCACCAGACCCATCCGGCAAACAGCATCACCGAAGCCGTCCAAAGCAGGCAATGAACGGCGCAATTTAACCCGCCGTAAAATGATTTTTTGTTCAGCGCCATCCAGTCGTTTTGAAAAAGGTAATCGCCGACAAGGTGCCCGATCAAAGCGAGGATCAGTGACGTTCCGTTCATACCACAGCCCCCGCGATCCGGTTCTCGACGTGCTGCACGCCCTTGGCGTACCAGTTGCGGGCCGTGGTGTCCACCCAACCCCCGCAGACGCTGCACTTCCAGTAGCAGCCAAACACCCACTCCGGGATCGGCTGCTTGGTGTGGCGGTCGATGGGCAGGTTGAAGTCGTGCTGGGCACACCGGTCGAGCAGTGCGCGGTTCGCCTCCAGCTCAATCCTCAGAGCTTTGATGTCGAGCCCAAACGGACTGCGCTGGGCATTGGTCGCGGCGCTCATGCCCCACCTTCGCACGAACATCGCCGCAGGCGCGAGAAAAATTTTCAGGTTTTGAACGATTTTAACAACAGGTCGAGCACCGGCTTGGGCAGGTCAAACCACTCGCCCCGGACGTGGTACTTCCAAATTCCGGCGTGAATCTGCCGCTCCAGCGCAAATGGTTCGTGAGTGTCAATCGACTTCAGCAGCACCAGCTCCACTGGATTCCCGATCTGGAGGCTCACCATCCGCTCACGCACGTCCACCGCCACCCCAATTTTCGTGAACTGTCCCGATTGGATGACGTACACGAAACCACGAGGCAAAAGTGATTCCAATTCCGCACAGTGTTTCAACGCATGAGCCAGTCGATCTTCAGCCATGCTCGACAGTAACACGCAGGTCAAGCGCAGTGCTGGTTTTGTTTTTTTTTGGAAGGGGATTAAGGCATAGAGAAGAGCTACCTATACGTCAAAATCAGACGCCCCCACCACCCCCAAAAATCCCCCTCCCGGCCTGTCTGCCGTCAGCCTATCAGCTTCAGCGGCAACCAGCTCGAATAAATGACGATGGCAAATAGCAGTTATATTTAATCCACAAGTCACTGCCTTGATTTGCAAATAGTTACAAAAGCAGGTCTGAAAACGGGTGACAAATCTGTCAAAAACCACAAGGCAAACACCACAAGGGGTTCACGCTTGTGGTGTTTTCAGCCTGTTGCCAGCCACTTGCACACGATCCCGGCAAGCGTAACGGCAACCCGTGAGCAGGTCGAAAACTTTCACCTTGTCACCACCGCTAAACGTCAGAAGGTGAAGCATTAACGCGGCACGGCAGACGGGTAAAGGGTGTTTTTGCCAGTGCAGGGCGATTGTTTTGACGCCAAGGAGCATTGCAAGCTGGCGCTCACCGTGCACCAGCAATAAATCGTCAATCAAACGGCGGGCATCGGAGGAGCGAGCGCGAGGGTAAGCCAATTCGAGTGCCACGGTGGCGAGAAATCTACCCCCACACGCATGGCCAATCAACCTTTTTCGCACTGTCCCATTTATGGATTAACACTTTCAACCACCCACAATTTCGGCCTGTCTTATCTGTATCTGTATGCGATTGTCTTATCCTTTGTCCAATCGTGTCCTAGACATCATATCAGCTTGACTGTCTAAGACACTTCCATCAAAGTCGAGGACATGGATGCTAACACATTGAAGCTACTGAGGAAATTCAAACCTAAATTGCAACGCTACGTCAGCCTTGAGCAAACTCACTGCGGATTTGAGCAGGACGTTAAGGCCGCAGAGCGCGTGCGTGACAAATTGCTTGAGTGGCTTGGTGCCGAAATTGAGGCCGCAAACCAGCGGGCCATAAACCAGTCAAACAATCTTCATCGGGGGCCGGGATGAATGGCTTTGCCCTGCTTTGGGGGAAAATCCTTCAGTCATCCATCTGGGTTAAAGAATCGAAGGAAACTCGTCTCGTCTGGATCACTATTCTGGCCATGAAAAATGCGGACGGTCAGATTCAATCATCGGTTGTCGGGCTCGCTGACCGGGCCAAGGTTTCCGCCGATGAATGCCGAACGGCGCTGGCGGTTCTCCTAGCCCCCGATCCTGACGACACCAGCCATGTCGAGGACGGGCGACGCATCCGTGAAATCCCCGGTGGCTGGGAGGTTATCAACCACGACCTTTATCGGTTTTCAACCGAAGCTAAACGCGAATTTTGGCGGCAGTCAAAGGCCGAGCAACGCCAGAAGAAAAAACCCCGCCGTCGCCGCTCCACCCCTTCACCCGGCGAAACCGCAGCCGTCAAGCTTGCCGCCGATGGCAATCAAACGGCGGCAGACGCCATTTTGCACGCCCCTATTGACGCCATCGAACAGCAACGCCTTGACGACCTGCCGTCCGGTTTATGATCACCTGCCCCTACCTTCTGGCAATCCGCCGTTGTCGCCGCCTGCTGGAGCGCGAGCTTTCAAAAGACGAGCTGACGGCGATCCTTGCAGCCCTTGATTTGCGTGGAGTTGTCATTGTTCACGATGCCAAGCTGAAAATTCTCAGAAAAATTCCGCCGTCGCCATCAAAATAATCCCGCCCGCACTTCCAAACTTTAGCTTTCTCACCGTCGTCATTGGTTAAAATCACTTTGACAAATTTGTCAAAATACTTCTTGCCTTGTGTAAGGCTTTAGCTTACTCTGTCTTTACCGTAAGGTAAAACCTGACGGGCGAGCGACGGGGAAAGGCTCGTGAAACCCTACCCCCGGTGACGACGTGATACGTTAGGTTTGACAATGCCTGCCACAATTTTGTCCGGCTGAATGCCGGTTGGCCACAAGGCCGACAGATTCAAGGTCAGCCCCTACGGCGGGGCACATGGATGGCGATTGAATGCGCTGCCCGGCAACCTAAGGAAAAGCCAAAGTATCACGGGAAACTTATCCCGTCTGATGAGGCCATTTAGTCAATGGTCGAAATACCAAGTTTACGCTTACAAAACTCAATTACCTGTTCATCGGTAAAGACATTTTTGGCGTAGTTTTCAATCAGCCAGCAAATCCGCACGTTGTCCTTTGTGTAGCCTCTCGCGTTGTCGATCCGGTCACATGACGGCCTAAACGGGTGGCGTGGCGCGATGCTGAAATAATTTTTGGTGCAAAATTCAATCAGAAGGCCGCGTAAAAACGTGCTATCCAGATTGAATTCACGATGCCGGGCGAGTGACCCGCGCCGGATGTTGTTATAAAGCGTGTGCAGAAAGTCATTCGGAAAAAAGCCGTTCGGCGGCAAGCACGGTCTGCCGCGTGGCCCGTTGGCTTTTGGGCTTGCTGATTTTGGCCGGTAGCATCGTTTGCACCACCAGTTGTAGCCGTCCTTTGATTGGCGGTATTTGTAAAACTCGTCAACCGGTTTAACTGTCTTGCATTTAGAGCATCTTTTAGTGTTCATCGGGGTTAATTCTCTGCAAATCCCGCTTGATGTCAAAAACAAAGCAGAGTCAAAACTAAAAGGAAATCTATGTCTGAAAAAACACCCCTGAAACTGTCCGGCAACCTCGTCACCCTCGACATCAACCGCGAGACGGGCACGGTGGATGATCCGAAAATTGAAACGATAAATGACTGGGAGCCTGAAGTGCGTGACCTGTTGGAAGCACTGGTCAGCGCCGGTTGCGAGCTCGTGAGCGGTGACAATGGCGAGGATCGTTTCAAATTTCGCGGCGATCTGGCCAAGTTCATCGAGGAGCTGATCGCTTGCGATGAGGCCCATGTCTATCTGAAAACGCCGTCCGGCAAAGTGCGCTGGCTCTACCTTGTGCTCGGTAATTCACCCGGCGAGCTAGCCAGCGAGGGGAAAAAAGTAATCCCCGCTCGTCATAACTTTCCGGCAATTCAGCCGGGGGAAACGGAAATCAAAATATGAAAACGAAAATATCGGAAAAAGAGCAATTCAAACAACGCATTGCCACGAGCAATCTGCGGATCAAAACTGCGACGGAAGTTTTGGCCAGCCATCACCGTGGCCGACAGGTGGCCAGCGGGCTGGATAGCCAAGGGTTGAACGCCCTTTCGGTTCTCATCACTGAATTCAAGGACGGGCGGCGCGACTTTGTTTACGAGCTGGAAAATCTGAAAATTGAGGGTTGAGGACGAAACGGGCAAGCGCCCGTCCGGTGGTAAATTCCACCGCTGATGAGTCCATCATCTGAACAAAAGGAAATCGTATGTACCAACCAAAAACAGGAGTGAAGTGCGGATGTCGGCGCGGTATTCAGCGCGATAATTGCCCGGCTTGTGAAGGCACCGGGTGGATGATTGACTTCGCAGCCATTCGCGCACGCAATGCGGAGCCCAAGCCTGAAACGCAGCGGACGCAGAAAGGGGGAACTGAAAATGGCAACACAGCTCACTAAGCCGGTTTCGCGCGTGACATCCAAGACAATTAACGGCAGGGCGGTGGTTTTAACCATTGCGCCGCTTGGCAGTCAAAGCGAAGCTCGTATCGGCGTCAGACTTTCCGGCAAGCGCACGCAGTACGTTGTGACGCTTTCAGACCTATATCGGATCAGTGCTCTTTGGTATAGCCAAAGATATGCTGCGGCGAAAAAAGAGGCGCGGAAAAATCAGATTCCTTGGCGTATCGCCAAAAAGAAATTTGACTCCGAAAATAAAATCTGATTAAGTTGACTCGTGCAACAGTTTCAAAAAACATTTCCCTGCCTTGGAACGGCTAAAGCCTACACTCCGCATTTTGCGGTACTGTTGCACACCAAGGCGGGGGATTCCTTAAAGTGCAACAGTGAAAAGCAAAATCACCGGAAAGTTTATATCGGTTCAAACCGTTGAGCAAAGATTTTGGGAAAAGGTGGATAAGTCTGCCGGTAAAAAATCCTGCTGGATATGGACTGCGAGATTTGTGATGGGTTACGGCCAATTTACAATTAAGAAGAAAGATCAAATCGGCTCTCATAGGTTTTCTTAAGCCACCATCATCGAAATCATCATCGTCATCGGCGCAATCGTCACGTTCCTGCTCTTGTACGTCAGCACCGCGCCATAACTTTCGCTGGTCGCCATCTGTCCTGATTTCCTTTCGCCGACTGTTTCGGCGTTGCTTTAGGAAGGTGCGCGGCCAGCCTTTAATTTCCCTGATCGAAAACAAAATAAAAAGCACACCAAAACATGAACGCATCAACAGCATACGTCCGGCTCAAATACAGCCGAAACGCAAAAAGCCAACCATCACAGCTTCAGCCGCAATCCAGTCAGGGTGCTGGAGTCACTGCCACGCCGTCCGGGACAACCGGCGACCATGCGCCAGTATCAGCCCGGCTACGATCACTTCTTGGCCCTGCTGCCGATCCTTGATGGTCAGGATGAGACGGCGCTTGAAGTCACGGATACGGTCATGGTTTCTTTGGGCAAGCGGCTGATGAAGGACAAGCCGGAATGGATTGGCCGGACGCTCGAAAAGTTCGAGCGATCCATACTTGCCGTTGAGGAGCCTTCCTCGAACAGCGAGGGCGTGGAGGTCTTGGTCGCCCATTGGCCGACCGGATTCAAGTCGCCGGTACATGGTCACGCGGGAGGCTATTTGTACGAGCAGGTTTTGAGTGGCGAGGTGCTGGTGGAGACGTATCGCCATGTCGGCAATCGCGTGGTACGCCCTGTCCGATCCGAAAACTTCAAGGCGGGTGACGTGCTGGTCTCTGACTACATCGCGCCTGACAACAGCCAAGAGCGCATTGGTTATGTGCATAGTTTCACCGCGCTCACGCCGGTCGATACGCTTCACTTCTTGCCGGAGCACACCCGCGACAGCCGGGACAATGCCGTTCGCATTGAGCATTATGCGGCGGAGGGTGAAGCCTTCACCCGGCTGGACATTGGCCACGCAGTTCACGCCACCAAGCCGGGCGATGTGGCGCTCGTCCGCTCAAGCAAGGTGGGCAATCTCGGAGACCATTGGGTCATCATCACCGGAGACAAGGTGAAAAAGCCGCATGGCTGGCGTCCAGAGGACACGCACTTCGCCGCCGCCAAGGAACTTGGCGCGGTGCTCGATGCCTACCAGCCGGACGATTATGGCATGATTTTCCTCAAGCTCAATGATCCGAAGAAGTTCTACGAATTTCACGGCATCACCGTGGAGGGCGGCAAGGTTCTGTTTCCCAAAACTTAGATCGTAACCCGGTAAAACAACCAACTATGAAAGCACTTCAAATCGTAAATGCCCTTGAACAATTCCGCCCGCCCGACTCACCGATTTCGCTGTGGTCTGCACAGGGCCGCGATCTGTTCGAGGAGCAAATCCAATCGTTTGTGGCCCGTGGCCAGCG